GACATCTCAAATTTGTAAGACCTGCCAGAATCAATGAAAATCTGGAAGCAATCTTTCTGGACGAATATAATCGTGCTGCTGATAAAGCCACATTGAATGCCATGATGGAACTTTTACAATTTAAAAGCATTAATGGAAGAAAATTTCCAAATCTGAAAATTGTATGGGCATCCATAAATCCTCCTTCTGACGAAATGTTCAATTATAACGTAGAAGAAATTGACCCTGCTCAAATTGATAGATTCCAGTGTATTATTAGAATTCCTTCTAGACCTAGCGAAAGGTTCTTTAATGAAAAATACAAAAATGATGGAAACATCTTGGTGAAATGGTGGGCTGAACAGCATGAAAATTCCAGAAAACATATCTCTTCTAGAAGATTGGAAGAAGCATACAGATCTTATAAACAAGGCATCCCATTAAATATAATTTTACCTTCCGATTCTAATATTAAGCAACTGGTTACGTATCTACAATCAGATCCTGTAAAATTAATATATGATGATTTGTTGTTGAATCCATGCGAAGAAAACTATAAAAAGTTAATCGATACCGGAAAACTCAATTATATTAAAAAAACTTTTACAGAGGAATCTCTTAAAAAATACACTCCTCTTGCTCCCAGAGACATTGTTTCCAAGATGTTTTTGGAAAATGACGAATACCAAAGTTATGTAGAATTTAAATATGCTTTAGACGATAAAAATTTCTGCAAAATCTATAAAGAAATTTGTTCTACATATAATACTTCTCCTAGTGTCGTTCGTTCTCTAGAAAGAACGAATAAAATGTGCGAAAATGATGTAGTTTCGATAAAATTACATCATCTTAAAAATCAATCTTCTTTGGAAGTCCAAAAAAATACTATATTTGATATTAATTCTCTTGAAAATTCATTATTTATTCAAAACGGCCCAACTGAAGAAAAATTCGACCCTACTAATCTGTTTACTACTAGTAGTGTTACGTCTGAAGATCGAATGAATTTAAGTGCTTCTATTTACAGATTTAAATCTGTAAATAGAAGATTGTGTGACTTAATCAATGTCGGATCTAGTTATAAAGATATAACGAGTGAAACATTAAAAATTGAGATTAAATGTCCTATTGCAAAACTTTCAAATGCGACAAAGATTATTTTAAAGTCATATGGAAAATGTACGAAAAATACTATTAAGAAAAATTTTAATGATTTGTTACTAGTTTTTTCTTTGATGGATGATTCGCTGACAAAAAATGGAGAATTTGATACTGTTTTGAATAGGCTTTTAACGGTTTGGTCACAAGATGATTATCTCAGTAAGAAATATTCATTGCAAACACTGTATACAATTCTTCCCAAGTCCAATGATGTGTTTTTTGCTTACGTAAAGTAATGAATATAAAAGAATATCGTCACCATTTCTACGATCAACATGAATTATTTAAATTAATGGTTGGTTATGGAAATGTTATAGAAAACAATTCTATAGAAACTGCTTGTGTAAGTTTACATGAAAATAAAATTACATTTTATGTAAATCCTTCTTTTTGGAAAGAAACTACAAAAACAGATTTAGATAAAGTATTTGTTATTTGCCATGAAATGTGTCATTTATTTTTCGGACATTTATGGAGAATAAAAGATCTTGATAAAAGCGAATATGAGATATTTAATATCTCAACAGATGTTTATATTAATCATTTCATTAATGATTTTTTAAACATAAAAAGAAACAGTTTATCTCCTGATTTAGCAGATAAAATTGCATGGGTGGATACTGTGTTTCACGATACCGAAAAATATGGACCTATAGAAAATCATTACAATAAAAGCGTCGAATACTATTTCGATCTTCTAAGAAAAAATTCAGAAGAAAATAATAATAGTGATATTATGTATTTTCCTATGGAAAATATTAGTGGGTTAGAAAAATTAGAAACCTTTCAAGATTTTATTCAAAAATATTTTGAATCATATGAATCTTATGATCCTCAAGAGATAGAATCTGAAATTAAATCTCAATCGTTTTGCGGCAATCAAAACAACAAAACGATTAATTGGTTAAATAATCTTTCTCAGAAAAAACCTTGGTATTCTGTTATCGATAAATGGTGTAGATACAGTATCAAAAGAGTTAAAAATCAACCACAATGGGGTTATCAAAATAGAAGATATTCGTCCATAATGCGTAATTCGTCTTTTATATTTCCCGGTAAAAATAAAAACGATGCACTTTTAAAAAATAAAAACAACATTTGTTTATTTTTAGATGTTAGTGGAAGTTGTGAAAAATATGTTGATATGTTTGTATCTGCATCTAGAATGATTCCAGAAGAATATTTTAATATTAAAGTGTATGTTTTTGATGATACATTAACTAATATAACACAAATCTATAAAAACGAAGATTGTTCTATTCCAGTTGGAGGTGGGACAAGATTCGATATTATTGCGAACGAAGTTAATCAAATGAAACAGCATCCAGATTCTGTTTTTATTATAACAGATGGGCAAGGAACAGCATTGCAACCAAAACATCCAGAAAAATATTTTTGGTTTTTAACTGAAACACGTCCATGTAATTATTACATTCCAGAAAAATCTAAAATTTTTAATTTACGTGATTTTGTTGTTGAAACAAAATTTAAGAAAAAAATTAATAAAATTAATTCTTGGGGATATTGACACCAAAAAATCAATATGATACTATATATCTCATATGAGTATTTTTAAAGAAGATATAGGTGTTGGTTTAATTACATGTAACAGACCAGAATTTTTTAATAATTTATTAAATTCTATAGATACTGATTATTTGTCAGAAATTTTAATTTTCAATTCCGGCACAGAACCTATAGAATATAATAAAGATAAATTTTCTTTAGTTTCTAAAGAAATTAATAAAGAAACGCTTTCTGTCGGACATGCAAAAAATGAATTATTAAGATTTCTCAGAAATAAAAATAAAAAACATATCTTCTTAATCGAGGATGATATGTTACTCAAAGATAATTCTATCTTTGAAAGATATATCAAACATGCATATACAAGTGGAATTTATCATTTTAATTTCCACAAGCACGGAAATGCAAACGTAAATTCTGATGGTTCTTCGATTATAATCAATTCCGTTGATTACGAATGTATGGATGAAAAATATGAAATTACTTTTCATCCAAATATCCTTGGATCGTTTAGTTATTATAACAGCGCAATTATACCTATTGTTGGATATATTGATGAAAATTTCGTCAATGCTATGGAACATGTTGAACATTCATATAGAATTTTCAAAAATGGGTTTTCGACTGGATTTGGATGGTGGGCGGATATTGCAAATTCTGATCAATATATTGGAGAGCAAGACGAAAATCATTCGTGTTCAATAATCAGAAAAGACAAAGAAAAATTCTTACAGAATTTTAAAGATGCTCTTTTATTGTTTGAAAAAAAACACGGATTTAATCCAACTCAGGCAAAACCAATGGGCATTGAAGAAGTTTTAAATTTTCTAGAAAAAATGCATTCTACTAACGGAAATATGTTAGAAAAAATATATTATAAATAATATGGGAAAAGAAAATCTTTTAAAAAAAGAAGGTTTGATAAAAGAAATCTTAAAAGGTGGAAAGTTTTTAGTTCGTTTAGAAGAAAACGCCGAAAATTTCGTTGATTTAACATGTTATCCAAATAAAGAAGTTCGAAAGAAATATATGGGCGTGGTTGTTGGTGATAAAGTTATTGTTGAGTTTGACAAATCGTCTCCTGACAACGGCAGGATAATTTCTTTAAAAAACTAAACATAAAATACTAATTAGTAGATATTATTATGTCGAAAAAGCATTTACAATATGAAGACGACAAAGAAACGATAGTAGAAAAAATAGAAAATCTATTATCCGAATGTGATGTTGAATTCGATGAAGATCAATTAGATTATATTGTCGAATATTTGATTCAATCTTTTTATACAGATATAGACTAATGAGACAAATAATTTTTTTAGATATTGACGGAACTTTATTACCTATTACTGAGAATATAAATTCTATTACAATACCTAAAAAAATTGTCAATATTTGGAATGACTTTGTTGCAAAAATACCAAAATGTGAAATAGTGTTCGAAACACATTTATATGAAACTTTCGACGAATTAAAACACTTTACAAATAATAATAATCTATTTGGGAATTTTATAGATAAAACAAAACATTTCTCCAAACGAAAAGGAGACGAAATACAAGAATGGTTATCATCAAACAATATAAACATATTGGCAGATAAATTTTGTATATTTGACGATTTATCAAGTGTGGTATTTAATGATTATCAAATACCTTTCCATATAAAAATAAATTACAATTTCGGAATAGAAGAAAAAGATTTACAAAAAGCACTAGAAATACTAAAATATAATGAATATTGAATTATACAAACATCATGTGGATGCAAAAATTCCAACAAAAGCCAATCAATATGATGCCGCATTTGATATATATGCTTTGGAAGAAGGTGATATAAAAAGAGAAACGAATAATACGTGTATTATAAGTTACGAAACCGGGATAGGAATAAATATTCCAAAAAATTATGTAGGATATGTTTTCCCAAGATCGTCTATTAAAAATAAATGTTTGAGTTTAGTCAACTCTGTTGCCGTTATTGATCATGGCTATACTGACGAAATTATTCTTAATTATAGATTATATATGAGTCCTTCATATGTATTATTATCTAATCATATTAATGGAGAAGAAGATAGTGCTATTTATGATAAAATATACAAAAAGGGAGATAGGATAGCACAAATTATAATTATGCCTATTCCAGAAATTGTATTGGTTGAAAGCGAAATTCCTCAGAAAAAATCAAGAGGTGGTTTAGGAAGCAGTGGTTCGTAATGGAAGACTACAATAAAAGCTTTTATACGTCTTTTATGACCAATCAAGATTATCCGGTCTTGATTGGTTTTCCTTTTTCTGGACTAGATTTAGTTTCTTGTTGTATTGAAATATTTTTACAAACTACAGCATATCCCAAAAGTTATTTTCAAGAAAGTTCTAAAGAAAATTTTTGGGGAATGTATACAAATGATCTGACCAATGTCTATATTAATAGAAAAAATATATTTTATTGTTATCGAGAAGATCCAACCCCGATAATCTACAATTTGTTAAAAAAACAAAATAAAGAAATAAACGATTACAATGTTTGTGTTACGAGTTATCAATACAAAGACCATAAAGATTTATATTTTAACAAATCTAAACACAACATAATCTATGAATCTTATGCGAATGATTTGTATAACAATACAAAGGATCTTTGTAAATTAATAAAGGAATGTTTTAGTATCGATGACCAAAAATGGTGGTTAAACGAAAATCAATCTTACATAGAATTTTTTTCTTCACCTGAAGATTTTTTTCATTTACAATACGAAAGAATAGCAGAAAATTTCGTTGAAGAAAATACAATAATAGACGAAAATTTTATAAAAAAATATAGAAACAAAATAAACGATCTTGTTTCTTGAAAATGTAACTAATTTAATATAGATTTTATAGTGTTTGTAAAGTTCAAAAAAATCATAGTTTCAAATTTCTTGTCAATTACAAGTCAGATAGAATTAAATTACAATTCTGGATTAACACTTGTTCAAGGATTTAATAAAGATAAAAATTCCAGAAATGGAGTAGGTAAATCTGCTTTAATTTTAGATAGTATTTTTTGGGTTTTATTCGGAGAGGCATTCCGAAGAATAAAACAATCAGAAATTAGAAATAGAAAAGGCGGATCTACTTGTGTAAAACTATATTTTTCTATAGGGGAAGACGAATATGAACTGACTAGAAGAATACCCACGTCAATTACTTTTATTAAAAATGGTCAAGATATAACTAAATCTGTAGACGAAACTAATAAAGAAATATGCCAAATAATTCATTGTAATGAAAAATTTGCAAGAAATTCTATATTTCTCGACACAAAAACAAATAGTTTTTTATCAGAAACGCCAATAAATAGACAAAAATTTTTAGAATCTATTTTTGATTTAACTGTTTTAAGAGACATGCTGGAAGCAGCAAGATTAGATAAAAACAAATTACAAAAAGAAATAGATATTGATTATTCATCTTTACAAGAAAAAAAGAACGGTAAAAAAAGATTAGAAGATGTATTGAAAAACGAAGAAGAAAAATTTTCTATATTGATAGAACAATTAAACAAAGATAAAAAAAATATCGAATTAAAAATATCAAAATACGATACATCTATTTTAGAAAAAAGTTTAGATATAATAAAAGAAAATACCAGTAATCTAAAACAATTAGAAGAAGTAAAACAAAAAATTTCTAATCAGTTAATAGGTTTAAAAAAAGAATTAGAACTTCTTAAATCTTCTAATGTTTATAAAACTCCAAACATATGTCCAACCTGTAAACAAAGTTGGAACAGTGCAGATATGACGCACAAAGTAGAATATGAAGAAAAAATAAAAAACTTAATAAACAAAATATCTAAAAGGGAAGATCGACATATACAAATCATTTATATAGAAAACGATTTAAAAAAATCTATATTAGAAAATAACAATATAGTTGAACAAATGAAAAATGGACTAGATCCATTATATGAGAAAATAAAAGAAATTAATATAAAATTAAACCAAAAATTAGACAATAATAGTTTGATTTTAGAAATTTCAAAATATGACGAAGAAATAAAAAATTTATCTACTCTTTTAGACGAAAAATTATTTCAAATGGATATTCAATTAAATGCTATTCAGCTTTTAGGAGATAAAGGTATAAAGTCTATAATAATTCCCAAAATATTAGATAAGTTTAATTATATTCTAGCTAATTATGCAAATGTTTTTAATTTTCCTTATTCAATAAAAGTAGAAAACAATTTCGATGTTGTTATTTTTCAAAAAGAAAAAGAAATATCGTATGGGAGTTTATCTGGAGGCGAAGCAAAAAGAATAGACGTATCAATTCTTTTAGCACTGCAAGACATTAAAAAAATAGTGACTGGATTTGATTGTAATTTATTTGTTTGTGATGAACTTTTAGATTCATCTATAGATGAAGTTGGTATAGTTTCTATATTAGAGTTATTAAGAGAAAGAGCAATCGAAAATAATCATTGTGTATTTTTTATAACTCACAGAGAATCAGTTTCGTTTTCTTTTGATAAGATTATACATTTAGAAAAAATAGATAGAGAAACCGTTTTGGTGAATGCATAATGTTATTTGATGTCGAATAGATAAAAATATATCTATTTATATGGCATTACAGTTTAAGAGAGAATTTAAAAATACTAATGTAAATTTAGAAAATCAAAATTCTCCCCGTTCCCCAATCATCAATCAAATTCCCGTTATAACGTCCTTTTTGGCGGATTCTAGCGGGTGTTCTTATATCAGGCTAATGGAACCACTAATGCACCTTAGCTATCACGGAAAGGGCATTGTAAACACAAGCCATATGATGATTTTTTCAAAAGAAACTTTTACTAATTCTAATGCTGTTATTATACAAAGGCAGGGCGAACAACACCAATTGGAATATTTCAAAAACCTTAAAAACTTACAACAATCAATTTTAGCAGAAAAAGGAACAGCATTTAAATTAATATTTGAAGTCGATGATCTCTTTTTGTTAAGTGTTAAAGGACTCGACGGAAAATATCACCATGGTATACCGGATTACAATGCTGCAAAAGAAAATTTCAAAGATCCGAACCACGATTCTAGAGTCAAAGAAATTATAAACTTATGCGATGAATTTATAGTTTGTTCTTCTTTTATGAAGGAGACATACAGAAATACATTAGGTTATAATAAAATTACAACATTTCCAAACTTGATTTCAAAAAGATGGGCAGGAAATCATTATAATGAAGAAAATGTTTTAAGAAATTTTGAAAAAAATAAAAAGAAACCAAGAGTTTGTTGGAACGGTAGCCCAACTCATTTTAAAATTACAGGAAAGGTCGAGAAACAAGAAGACTTGTATGATGATTTTATACACGTAGGAAAATCCATAATAGAGACATTAGATAAATATCAATGGGTTTTATTTGGTGGTTGTCCAGTATATCTTAAAAAATATGTAGATTCTGGACAAATTGAATTTCACGAATGGGTAAACATTATGGATTTTCCTGAAAAACTTAAAAGTTTAAATGTGCAATGCACTATTGCTCCTTTAATAGCAAATTATTTTTCACATTCTAAAAGTTGGCAAAAACTTTTGGATTCTTGGGTTCAGGGGTTGCCATGTGTTGCTCAAGAATGTCCTCCGTATGCTGATGCTAGATATAAATTTCAAAGTGGAGAGGAAATGATTTCTAAAATAGACGAAGTATTAAATGGAAATTATAGTGAAATTTCTAAACAATCCAGACAAAGAGCAGAGGGATTATTTATACAAGATCACATGGACGATTATTTAAAATTGTTTCTGACTCCATATGGCGACAAATCCAGAAAAGAATCAAAATTAATTTATAATTTGAACAAAGAACAATTTCCAGATTGACAAAGAACTAAAAAATCTATAAGATACAAAAGTATGGCATCGGACGAAAAAAATGTTATTGAAGAATTATACGATTCTAGTTCTTCGTGGGAAGAAGAATTTGAAAAATTAGGCAAAGCTTTAAGAAATTTTTACATAGAAAAGGAAAGAGACGAAGTTTTTTTTAAGATTTCTGGAGAATGTGTGTTGAAGGAGATAAAGATCGATGGTATAGATTCTAAGATTACAAATAAGTTAACAGAACTTCTCAACGAGTCCTTTATCGAAATAAGAAATTACCAAGAAGGACTTCTGTTAAAATCTAGCATATCTAACACGAATAAAAAATGATAAAATTGTCTAATGTTTATTTTGATTCAAAAACATCAAATATTCATGAATGGATTTATGACGACAGTGGCACCAGAAATCATTCGATAATTAATTACAAGCCGTTTTTATACACTCAAAAATCTATACACGACAATGTAGAAGACGCAAGATCCATCTATGATGAACCTTTAGTCTTAAAAAGGTTTTCTAATTCATATGAACGTAATACTTTTGCCAAAGACAATTACGGCAAAGTTTATTTTAATTTACCTTGTGACCAACAATATCTTTTCTTAAAATATAAAGACAAAGGGTTGGATTCCTCATTTAAAATGAGAATATGGTATTTGGACATTGAAGTCGATGTAGATCCAGAAAATGATGGATTTCCTCAACCAGAAGATTCCAAATTTCCGATAAATGTGATTTCTTGTCATGATTCAATTGACAATATCACCTATACTTGGGGAATAAAAAAATGTGATCCGATTGATGACAGAAATATATATTATTACTTTAAAACTGAAAAAGAACTATTAGAAAATTTTGCATATAGAATTTCTTCCCTTCCTGATATTTTGGTAACATGGAACGGAGAAGAATTCGATATTCCATATATTGTCAATCGATTGAAAAGATTGAAAATCCCTCCAGAATCTCTGTCTCCCATTAGAAAAATCTATTCTACTAAAAAGTTAAATAGAAAACGTCAAACGCAATACGATAAATGGGATATTCCGGGAATATCCCATGTTGATTATAAATTGTTGTTTGAATACATGCATCCTTCTAAATTAGAAAGTTATTCATTGGAATATGTTTCCACTTATTCTGGTTTGGAAGGCAAAATAAAATATGAAGGTTCGCTTTATTCTCTTTCCAATAACGATTGGAGAAAATTTGTAGAATACAATATTCAAGACGTTAGATTGATGGTAGATCTAGATGAAAAAAAATCGTTTTTGCAAATTGCAAGAAATACGGTTACGCAGGGATTTACCACATTGAATTCTGCTTTGGGTAAAGTTAGAATCATCGAAGGATGTCTTGCCAAATCCGCATGGGAAAAGAAAAGAATTATTCCTTCTAATATATACGACGACTCTTCTGTAGATTTTGAAGGGGGGTTTGTTAAAGAACCAATTCCGGGCATTCATACCGGAATTGTCGTTTTTGACGTTAATTCATTGTATCCAAATACAATGATAACTTTGAATATTTCCCCCGAAACTAAAATTGGAAAAGTTATTAAAAAAACAGATGGACAAGTTAAATTTTCTATACTCGATAAAGAAAAAATAATGCCTTTAGATGGTTTTGATGCTTATTTAAAATCCAATAAATATTCTCTTTCTTCTTGTGGAATAATTTTCGATCAATCTTTTAAAGGAATCATTCCAGAATATTTGGACAAAACATATTCTGAACGTGTTCGTATCAAAAAATTGATAGAAACTACCGAAGATCCAGATAAGAAAAAGATTTTGGATAGCGAACAATATGCAATTAAGATTTTGATTAATTCTGTATATGGAGCATGTGGATGCAAATATTTCTGTATGTATGATGTAGAATGTGCAGAAAGCGTAACTTCCACTGGTCAAAATTTGATCAAAAAGTCTGCAACTGTAATGGAAGATATTTTTAATGATGAATCGTGCGTGGTTGCTTCAGATACTGATTCTTTAATGGTTAAAGTTCTCACATTAGATTATTTTGATTCTGATGGTCTTACTAATGACGGAATTAAAGTTTTAAATTCTTTGACCAAAATTTTAAACAAAAAAGTAGAAATATTTTGTAAAAATGAATATAATTCCATTGATCCTCGTTGTAAATTTGGATGGGAAGTTGCCAGTGATTATTCTCTTTTCTTAAAAAAGAAAAACTATGTTATGCGTGTTCGTTGTTCTGAAGGAAAGAATAAACTAGAATACAAATACAGAGGAGTTTCTGTAAGAAAATCGACGATTTCTAAAGAAGCAAAAGGAATACTAAGAGATGTTTTTGAAAATTGTATATTGAATGGTTTTAGCGAATCTGAAGTTTGTGATGTTCTTTCTGAACATTGGGAAAAATTTTCAGAAACGCCAATAGATAATCTGGCAACAAGAATATCTTGTAAAAATATAAAGAAGTATAAAAATGTGAAAAAAGGAGTTCCCTTTCATATAAAGGCTTCTTTGAAGTATAATGAATTGATAGAATTATACAATATTAAAAAATATCCAATTATTACTGATGGCGATGATATTAAAGTTATGAGTGTTATGCAAAATTCTTATGGAATAGAAAGAATAGCATATAAAACCGAATTTCCTTATGACTTTGGATTGATTCCTGACTATTACGGAATGTGGGAAAGAACAATCTATTCAGGATTAAAGACTTCATTTGAAGTTTTGAATTGGAGATTTCCTAATTTTCAAACATACGGTGAAGTAGATTTGTTTAAAGAATTTGCTTCATGTGCTTGATATCGATTTTAAAGTAGTGTATAATAAGATATATGGATAAGACCGAACATGACGTTAGAGTGGTAGTAACAAACGAAGGAACCGTTTTTATTGGGATTTTAGATTCCGAAACAAAAAACAATGTTTCTTTGACACATTTACATAAAATTATTTTGAGAACTGGTCCAAACAATCAATCATTGTTTTATGAACCTTTTCCTGTTGTTTTTACAGAATTTATGAAAAAGGAAAATGAACCGTTTTCATTTAATAAATCAAATTTATTACATTCCGATTTACCATTTGATTTAGACAAGGAAGTTACTTCAGAAAATCACACTTTTAAACAAGTGTATTTGCTTCGTTGTGGATTGATAGAAGTTCCTCCTTCTAATTTAGTTTCCAACACACAATCTGAAGAAATTACTATTCCTAGATTATTTGAATAAATTATGACAACAATTTTTAAAGATACAATATTTAAAAAACCGGGCTTCTCTAAAGTATCCGAATGTGAAATTCTTCACGTAGAACCAGTTCCTACAAGAATTCCTGCTTTGAATCTTATTTTAGGAGGTGATCCTAAAAACGGGGGAATCAGACCGGGAATTATTCAATTTGTCGGAGACAGTTCTACTTTTAAAACTTCATATTGTTTAGAAATTGCAAGTTCATTTGTAAAAAAACACGAAAAGGAAAATCCTGTTATATTGTTTTATTCAAATGAACATGGAGCAACACCAGAATATTTTAAGAATTTTGGATTAAAAGATGAAGATGTTGCATATAAATCTTTTGAAGGTATCGAAGATTTGACTCATGGGATGATGAATGACATTTATCCTGCTACTTTAGACGATAAAGTTTTAATCATTGTCGATTCTATTGGTATGGCTTCTAGTAAAAAAGAAGCAGATGATCTTTTGGCAGGAGAAGACAAAACCGATATGACCAGAGCAAAAAAATTAAATTCTTTTGCCAGAGTTATGACCCCTAGACTAAAGGCACGGGGCATTCCTTGTCTATTAATTAATCACTATTATGATACTCAAGAAATGTTTAGTAAAAAAGTGATCGCAGGAGGTAAGAAATTATATTTGGCATCCGATACTATACTTTTTACTTCTAGTAAAAAATTAAAAGATGGAGATAGTGTTGTTGGACAAACATTTTGTATAACTGCAATCAAATCGCGTTTCGTAAAACAAAACTTACAAGTATCAATTAATATTCATGAAAAAGAAGGTATTGATACTTGTTCTGGATTACTGGAACTGGGAACCCATTCAAATTTCCTCAAAAAAATAGAAAAAAATAAATGTAAGGAATTGGGTCTGGATGGAAGAAAAACTTGGGTTGGTTATAATGATAAGTATTACACTTCTTCTAATATTCCAAAAAATGTTTTGCTTTCTTTATTAGAAAATGAAGAATTTCGATCTTGGTGTTATTCGAATTATTCCATTGGTGGCAATGGACAAAATGGAATCTATGATGTAGACTCTACTAAAGTTGATTTCGAATTACCAGATGACAACGACGAATAATACACTTAACTTAGATAAATTTGAAACAGTAATGATGTATCATTTCCTTTTGAGAAAAAAGGAAAGATTTTCTAATGTTGCGATTAATTATCTTACTCCAGAAATGATAGGGCGGACTAATTCTTTTTTCCGTCCTATTTTTTCTATAATTAAAAGTTATTATGAAAGTTATGATAATTTTCCAACTGCTTCTGAAATTGTTTTAAAATTAAACAATGAAGACGAAGATGCGTTTTTAGCTAAAACCTTAGCAGAATTAAAAAAGATTCCAAAAGGAGAAATTTTTAATTTCGACGAATTATTAAAAAATCTAGAAGTTTACATAAAACAAAGAAGTATTCAAAAGATTTTAGATAAACAAATTGAATTAAAAACATCCAATGGGGTTTATGATACACATCAAATACAAAAAGAAATGGACCGAGTATTCGGCATTTCCTTAAAAGAAGATACAGGCTTTTTTTATCTGGAAAATATAGAAAAACACATTGATGAATTAAAAAGAGTTGATAATTTTATTAGCTCTGGATTTCCAAGCTTAGACAAGGCACTTGGAGGGGGGTTTTGTTCTAGTGACGTATCTTTCTATGTATTTGGCGGAACCGTCAATATAGGTAAAGCACAACCATTATATACACAAACCCCAACTCCATATAAAGGAATTGTTGCTTTTGGAAGTTTGCAACCGGGAGATTGTGTTTTTGGTTCGGATGGTTCGCCTGTCACAATTACACATGTTCATCCTCAAGGAATTGTTGAAACGTATGAAATTACGTTTTGGGACGGAAGAAAAGTAAAAGCATGTAAAGATCATTTGTGGAATGTTTGGAATAAAGATTTGGAAATTTACGAAACCCTTACTACTTTGAATATTCTTCATAAGTTTAATTCTAGCAAAGATTTAATAAAAATACCTTGTTCTTCTCCTATTTTTACATATTCTAAACCAGAAATACCTCCTTATGTTCTTGGGTGTTTTTTAACATCTGGAGCTATTCTCGACGATAAAATAGTTTTTCACTTAAAAGATAAAAACATCGTTTCTCAAATAAACGGAATTTTTCAAGACAAATATTATTTAAATACAATACTTCCTCCTGAAAATAAAACTGTTTATAATTTAAAAGAATATAAAGAGGATCATTATGTTTTGTCCGATAGCGAAGATAAAAACGATTTTTATCTAGACAAATTTAAGAAAATATTTGTCGAAAATAACAAAATTTACAGCAAATATGTTCCTGTTGAATGCATTGACTATACAGCAGTCGATAAAATTAATCTTTTGAAGGGCATTTTAGATACCAAAGATGATCTCTTTTTAAAAGAAAATACAAAAAACTTAATTTTTTGTATTAATAAAAATTTATTTGATTTAAAATGGAATCATGATTGGTTGTTTAAACAAATACAAAAAATCATATGGTCATTAGGATGTTCTTGTAAGTTGTATTCTGCATCTAAAACATATTTAGAAATATTAGTTTCTAAAAAAATATACGAAGAATTAAAGAATGATTATGTAATTGAAAAATTTGGAGATAATTTTGTAATTTCTATTAAAAAAACCGCAGACGAAGAATCGATGTGCATAACAGTAAATGCAAAAGATAATTTGTATTTAACAACAAACTATATTGTTACGCACAATTCTTTAACAATGGCAAACCTTGCAACTAATTGTTTAAAACAAAACAAAAAAGTGCAAGTTGCTACATTTGAATTAAGTGAAAAAAATTGGGCAAAACGAGTTTCTTCTATTATAACCGGAATCGAACTGTCTAATTTACATTATAAGAGCGACGAATTGAGAAAAGAAATTGAAACATTAAAATCTTCTTTGGAAAAAGGAAGATTGAATATAAAACAATTTCCTGCTAATGAAATTACACCTAGACAATATTCATCTTTTTTAAAGCAGCTTAAAAGAGTAGACGGATTTGTTCCAGATATTATTATTTTGGATATGCATTCTTTAATGATTCCAAATTCAGGAAATCAAAGCAAAGGTTATAACATGTATAAAGATCAAAAAGATCTTGCTGCTAACGTCAGAAGTCTTTCGTATATTTGGGAATGTCCTATATTGTCTCCGACACAATTAGATATTAAAAATTCTTTAAAACAAGAAGATCCTGATATGTCTGCTACTTTGGAATCTCAAGGAATTCCGCAAACGGCAGATGCACAAATAAACTTTTGGCAAGATCAAAATGCAAAAGAGGGTTCTTGGATTAATTATAGAGTTGTGAAATCTCGTTTCAGTGTTAAAGGTCAAGGAGGTAAACTATCTATAGATTATAGAAATATGAAAATGACAGACTTTAATTCCGAAATGGAAAATATGATTAATTCTGTTTCTTCGTCAAATTTTAATTTTGATTTCGATACTATACAGGGTTAATTATTATTAATGCAAAATGAATATGATGAAATAGATTATAATGAAATTTTATCTGGTTTTAAAAAAGTAACTACTTTAATATCTTTATTAAATAATAAAATATATAGTTCTACTACTTTTATATTAGAAGTTATAAAAAACAAAAATATTATGCTTCTTTTAGAAAAATATTTAGAGATTACAAAATATTCATTTATAGAATTTTATTCATATCAATATCCAACCGCATCTAAATCTAAAAAATACAACAATGAAAAAACAGGAAATATTAGAAATGTGGATGACGAACAACCCAAAAAAAGAACAAGGAGAAGAAAATCCGAAATACGATCCGCATGATTTAGATGTTTTATTTTCTTTTTTATATTTAAAACCTAGATTTTTTAATAATTTGTTTTTTAAAACAAAAACCAGTAAACCTTTAAATTGGTTTTTGACATCAGAAGCAATAGAAAATTTTACAGAAAATAAAATAAATTGGTGGAAAACTAATAAAGATTATGCAAAATATGATTTATTGGTAAAAGATTATTGTAAGAGGAATTATATAGAATATAAACAATTTCCTTTTGTTATGTCTACTCATTCTTCAATTATGTTGGAATGGATATATAATTTGATATTGCCTATTGGATATATCAAACATCATCCTAATGGATCTATTAGCTTGATTGACATGAATGATGATCAAATAATTCCTTATATATCTTTATCCAAAGACGAACTTGCTCAGTGGCTCAAACAACATTGTTGACATTGATATTACATCGTGTTACAATATATTCTATGGAAATTAGTGACGATTCTTTAAATTCTAAAAAGCCTTTAAAAAATAAACCAAGAAAATATTCGTATAGATTGTTTTTAAAATCTGGAGTTGTATTTGATGGATACGAAGATACCTCAGATGGAGGAGAAACATACGAAAAAGATTACATTATAGGAGATCAACACGAATGGAATCCAAATTTAGAAACCGGAACTTTCAAAATATTAAATGACGGAGAAGTCGTTCTTGCTGTTTCTAATCACATTTTTGGAGGATTTCATAGAATAGAGGTCGTTAAAGGTTGACACTGAATGGAAAATGATGTAACTATCTTTAGTATTCAAAACAAGAATACTAAAACAAAACACAAAAACAAATAAACTTAAACTAAACTTAAACTAAACTTAAATTAATAAAACATATGAATACAATTGAAGAATTGCTTGGTGGCGAAGAATTGACTGGAGTTACTCTCGATACCGAGCAAAAAGAAAATACCAATCCAGAAATTATCAAATTCCAAACAGGAGATATTATCATTGGAAGATTTCTTCCTAATGTGAATGACCGATCCAATCCTTGGATTGAATATACGCAATGCGGAATTCAATCTCAATCTAACGGTAGTTTTATCGATTGTGGTCTTTTGAGAAAGAGCAAAAAGCTTTCAGATCCTATTATTGATCTTAGACAAAAGCTTTGGAATAAGTATGTGGAAACTAAAGATGAACACTTTAAAGAAGCCAGAAACTTTATTAAAGTGATTCCGAAGGTTGTTTTCAATTGGTTTACCATTTCTCATAAAAATGAGAAAGTTGAAAAATTCAAGGAAGAGTATAATCAAAATAGAGTTTTGAGACTTCCTGCTAATAGAAACTGGCAAACTAGAGAAATTACTTCTCTTATTTATGCTCAGTTCATGAAAAACTACAAGGGCGATTCCAATACCGATAAATTGGGCAATGTTCTTTTTGATTTGAGCGAAAAGGGCATTTCTTATAAGATTAAGATTACCAGCAAGGGAGATTATATTAGCTATGATCCTTCTGGATGTGGTTTTGAAAGTATGCAAAAACGAATTAAAGGTTTGGAAGATTGGAAAGAACCATACCATAAGGTTTACGATCTCACTAAATATGTTCCTCAAGTTAAATCTGAGGAAGAGATTAACAATACGATTAATCTTCATTTGACCGACATTGTTAATAGTCTTTCTAGCAATAAAAAGATTTTTAATTTCAATAATAATAAAATTGTTAATGACGGTGATGACGATTTTATCCCCATGGGTAATCATGAAAATTTGAATGAACCTACTAAAAAGAATATTAGAAGCATGGTCGAAGAAGACGAAGACGATGATCTCGAACTTCTCGAAAAGCTTTCCAGAAGTAGAAAAACCTCTGTGTGAAATAGATAAAAAAAAGATGGAAGACGATATTTTAGCAAGACAATTAAAGTTTCAAACAGCAGTTGAACTTCGTTCACACGAAAATTCATATTTGGACGGTGATTCTCCTGCTAAACATTCGTCACATAGTTCCTCACTTTATAACTCTATGCAAATGCGACCCGGATACCCACAACAAGGTGGGTATCCGGGGGGGTATCAACCCCAATTTAATGTTCCGCACGTTAATTATAACACTCCTCCTACTCCTCCACAAAACCACAATCCGAATGTTATTGAACTTCCTGTAGAAGAATTAAAGTTCATTAATATTCCTAATGAACTTAGAGAAAAGTTTTCAACCAATCTTACAAAATCTTTAGAGAAAGAAGTTGAATTAGGAGATTTTAGACAACCTCAAAAAAAGAAAAATACAGTTAATGTTCCAGAAGATGGTAACAATATGTCTGTAAATGAGGTTATTGTTTTAATGTTGAACGAAATAATAGCATTAAAACAAGAAAACAAAGAATTAAAAACTATTTGCAATAGAATAGATAAAAGACTTTCGTCCAAATACCCTATAGAAAGAAAAAAGAAAAATGACGAATGATGAATATATAAAAACTCAAACGTATAGTATACAATTTTTTCATTTCTGGGCAACAAAATTTAGATATACAGATTTGGGCGAATTATTTTGGTTATATAAAGGTTTAAATTCAAATCTTCCTGAAATTGACCCTTTTTATGTTAAAAACGAGGAAATATCTCTTACTGAATCTTTATATTTAAAACTTGACGATAATTCTAAAAATATAGATTTAATAGATAAATCGAACGAATCGCAAATAATCTTGTCTACAGATAATGTAGAAGACATTTTTAATCATTTATCTAAAATGATCGAAAATTCATTTAAGACAATAAAAGAAAATTGCGATCTGTTTAAACAAGAATTGCTGTCTTCTAATATAAATCATTCTATTATTGATAATAATATAGTTTTTCATGACTATAATGATTATAGAATAAATCTTTATGAAATTACAGATTTAGAAGAATTGAAAAAAATAGTGGATTTCATGGAACAGGACAAATCTAATCCAAAAGTAAATGAATTTAATTGGGAAACACCCGATCCATCTAAAATAACATTTAATTATACTAAATTAAACGAAGAAGACTTGTTAAATTCTGATGATTTTATCGAAAATATATGATATACGATATAAAAATAGTTTCTGGATATCCAATAGAAACCAAAATTAGTAGTTCTTTTTTCCAGAAGACTTTTACATTTACGTCTGGAATTAATGTTTTATATGCCCAAATTGGTAGCGGTAAATCTACAATTTTAGATACGTTAAAAGCATATACATGTATTCCAAATAGTGGTTGGTCAAAACCAGTTGACCCAAATATTTTGGGCGTGACAAAAGTTGCTCATTTTCCTTTTGTTTTAAGAAGGCTTACTAAAACTCAAGATATCGATGCTCTTGTAAAATGGGACGGGACTCCATGTTTTCATAACCATTCTGAAAATAGAGTTCATCAACTTGATTTAAAATTTGATGATGATATAACAACAGAAGATGAAAAATTTGAAAATGCACTGGAAAATTATTCATCTGGACAATATATCGTTTCTAGAATAAATAAAATTCTAAACACTGTAAACGAAGGATATCCTAAAGAATTTTGGAAAAATGCAACTAAAGAACAAATGATCCAAAAAGAATGGATGGATAGTCTCGGTAAACAACTTCCTAAAAATAAAAGAATTACACTTTTATTAGATGAACCCGAAAAGGGTTTGTCGCTTGCAAAACAGTTACAAATGTGGGATGTTTTAGCGAAGTTTCAAAAAAACAACAACATTCAAATGATAATCGCAACTCATTCTCTGGCAGTTGTAGGAAGAAAAGATGTCAATATAATTGAATTAGAAGATGGTTATTTGAAGAGTGTTCGCGAATCCGTAAAAACCTTAGCAAAAAACATTGATGAAATTAAAGATTAATCCTGAGTCATTTACCAAAACATTCTTAAAATCTCTGGTTCCTTTTGATACAAGTTGTATTTTCTCTGTAGAAAAAGACTGTTTATATTCTATAACAGATCATAATGGGGACAAGAGCAATATTATTTGTTCTATTATTTCATGCGAATCAGACGTTGCAGAAAATGAAAAATTTGATTTTGGAATAAATGATATTTCCAAATTGATGTTTGGAGCAGATTCCGTTTCTAATAACAAATCAAAAAAGAAGAATAAAGAAGAAGATAAAAGTTCCCCGTTGGAATTTAATATTTCCAACGGAGTTATGGAATATAACGGAGACAAGCACTTATTCAAAATTCAATTAATGAACGAATATTTGCTCAATGATAAAATTAAAAGAATCCCGTTTAAGAAAGATCAAATTTTAAATTATTCTTACAATGTTTCTTTTTCTATTCTCAAAGAAGAAATATCTTCAATTAAAAGATGCATATCTTTTTCTAATCATTCTTTTTTGAAAATAACAAACGATGAAAACGAATGCGTTTTTCGGTCTGTAGCAGATAAAAGCAAAGATTTATCTATAGATGAAATGTCTTTTAAGACTCCTTCAAAATCAGAAAAGCCTTTTCAGTATACATTAAATGCAAATTTCATAGATTATCTTCCTTCTATTGATACGCTAGTAAAAATAAACTTGGAAAGAAATGTTATATTGTTCTTTTGTGTTGAAAACGATTCCACAATAATATATGTTCTTTCTAGAATTAAAAATTCTTAAACTTTAAAAAACTATGGGAAAACAAAGAGTAAAAAATATAACAATAAAGCCACCAACTGTTGATGAATTTGTTTCTAGAATGAGGCAAGCATATGAATATTGCGAAAAATTAGATTTTAATTTTGGAAAATGGGACAGTAGACTTTATTCTGTTATATTACATCCAGATCATAAAATAATTGCTGTTGCTCATATAAATAGAGAAAATTTAGGTTCGTTTTCGTTTGATCTTATTTACGATAATAAAATTCAAACACAAATAGATCACGAATATATCTATGATACAATAGAACAAATAGTTAATAATATTACATATAGTAAAAATACGGTTATTCCCACTAATCTAAAAACAAAAAACTATATAATTAATAGATTATTCAATTCTGGATATTATATAAACTTTTTAAAGGAAAATTCAAAGAATATTACTTTCGACGAAAACGATTCTAGAAAGTGGATTTTTTCTGTAGATCCACATGGTTCGTCTTTATATATCATTAGATATAAAGACGGAAACATTAGATACTATGACGGAGGTCAAATGGTTCCAATGTTCTTACCAAAGCTATATACAGAATCTATGGAAGTAATAATGACTGATCTTTACAGTTTTGGTTGTATCGGTAAAAATCCGGTAACTTCTTTAAATACTGAAGAAGAAATTCACGAAGAACAATAATAATCTATAAATATTAATATAATGCAAAAAAAATATAAAACTATAAAAAAATACAAAATTAAAAGAAATAAAATAGACGATTCTACAAAACAAAAAATTGTTGAAGATTTTAGTTATGAGAAAAAACTAATAAACGATAATGTTAATGATATAGAATATAATCAAGTAAATTTTACAGAAAATGATGCATCTGTATTAGATGGAATGGTTTCTGAATTTTTTGATGCATTTATAGTTCTTGGTATTGATACAAAAGGCGAAGGCCATATAGTAAAAAAAGTAAAATCTTTTACTACAAAGGCTGGACTTAGTATATTGATTGATAATTTAATTAATATGGAATCTTCTCAAAACGAAGATTATTGAGGAATTGGAACATTTATAGGATATGGGATGGAACCGATACTGGGGGGCAATGCTCCAGTTTGTCCTTTATTGTTTGCACCCCAAACATATCCTCGTCCGCTATTTCCTAATACAAATATAGCAGATTCTTGATCTGCTCCAACCATAGTAATATCAAAAATAGGTTCTGGCATAGGAACAATAGCTGGAAGAGCAGGATTAAGTCTTCCGTTTCCGCTTTGCCCATTTGGGCAATGACCGAATGTATAAACAAGACCATTATTTGTCAATACCATGGTCATACCGGATAAAGTATTATCCCCGGTCGAAGTAGCATATGACCCGGTTATTACTTTTTTAATAGTTTCTCCACTAAGCGGCATATTTACTATAGAATATGCACTAGTAACCATATTTGCTGCTCCTAATGTTCCTAATTGATTTCCTATATTTGAACCAAGAGTTACTAATTTTTCAGTGTCTTTTTCTATGTGTGCAAAATGAAATGCTCCGTCATTTATTCCGAAACTTTTAACTCTTAATTGACCGTTTGTGGTAGAGTTAATACATGCAACAAATGCGCCTTGTCCACTAGCAGAAGTTGATGTTGCGATTGTAGTTTTTGTTCCTATTCCTGCTTGTCCTGTATTATTTCTTCCAGCATAGTATAATTTATCGTTATTATCTATTAACATAGTATAGGGCGCATACGAACTGGTGGTAGTAGTTTGAAAATATGCACCACATCCATTATAAATATCTTTTATAATAGGAACTGGCGTCACATCATACGAAACTTCATTAAAACTACTTACGGGAAATGCTGAAAGTGTATGAGATCTTCCTAAAGGATTTCCAGCATACGTGGTAACTAAAGTATTATTGAAAGTTCTATCTGATGCCCGATCTCCGAAAAGTCTATTTACTGCCGTAAAAACTTTTCCATCTTCGCATAAAACAGTATAATGTGTAGCACCACTCATTCCCAATGATACTTTAATTGGTTTTAACGCATCGAAATTAGATATTCGTTTAGGTGTATTCTCAATACCATTAGCTTCAGTTATAAATGTATTACCCCATACAAAAAGATATCTATCTGCTCCGGGTACTTGTGATTGTGTATCTTTTCTACATATTGCGGCTACCACAACCTCTTGAGATCTTAGAGCAGTAGGATTTGACCAAGATATATCTATATCTTCAAAAACAGTTTTAATCGTAACGGAACCCGCAATGAAACTTGGAGGACTTACTAGTCTGAACACATCTGTTTTACTATTAGCTGTAACAGGGACTTTAGTCCCAACTCCTAATTGTCCACAATCATTAAATCCTTTTGCCCAAAGTTGTCCGTTAACAGTTAATGCATAACAATTTCTATTGTTAAATAACACTTTTTTCCATCCTGATCCGTCTACTGGTCCGTCTTCTTCTGAAAATGGGGATAATACCAATCTATCCGTAGTTCCTCCGGGAGCTGCTGCTGTAAAATAATTATAAACACTATTGGATACCCCGGATTGATATATTTCATTTGTTGTAGAAACAACAAAAACACCTTCTGTTTGTCCTTTTGCTGTTCCTACAAACTTTATTCTTTCTGGAACATATACATTATTATTATTATCTTGATTAGACGTAATCGCTTTTGGTATCCATTTATTAGAAATACCGTCCCATGATAAAACACTATCTTGTGCTAAATTTTGGTTTAAATTAACATCGGTTATATCATTTAATTTTATATCCAAGTTTTGTTTAAAAGTGGAATCAATAACAGACGAAACCCATTTTCCGTTTTTAAATGCAAGAATATTATTTTCTACCGGAATTGCGTCATTACTAACATCTCCTAAATCTCTTATACTGTATCTAAATAATGAGTTAAAACCAGATCCACTCATTGTTGGAATACTAACATAACATTTATTGCCTATTGTTATTTTCCCAAAAACCGTTGGATCTAAATCAGTTATTAATAAGGTTTTTCTTGAATCTACTGCCATTTTATATTAATACTTATATCTTATATTTGTTGTAAGTTTCCAGTATCTAAATTATTATCTAAATCAAATGGATCACATGCTAAATCAGTGTATATTGCAGACAATGCAGACAGACTGCTACAATCCAACGGTTCGCTGAAATTAGCAGGAAACCAAACATTTGCATCTTCCACGTTCCATTCTGGCAATTCTTCAGGACTACAGCAGTTTGGTTCTCCTATATATAATTTATAAACGACCGTCATATTTTTTGGACGGGATTCTACACCAGAATTAATTCCAGAATTTTGTGATGCAATTCCTCTTACAACACCTTGTTCGTTGTTTGCTATCGGAACTTTTAATTCGTGATTGTCCCTGTTTATAACTTGATTTAAACTAGGAAGTTTAACTGCTTCTACTTTTTGTTTATAATCTTTTTTTTCTGTTATTAATCTAGATTGTAAATTTGTATCATCATCTAAATAGGCTTTTTTAACTTCATTGTAGTCTACAAATTCCGATCCTGACAATTTACTAGCGTCTCTAACTACTTTATTAAAAGTATATTCTCTATATTTTATAGTATCAGAATAAGAATAGTAATAATCATATGCTTCTTTTTCTATTTCTTGTGCATGATCTTGATAAGTTCCCGGAAAAGAATTCCCAGAAGTATTTCCTAAAATATTATATCTAGTAGCAAAATCTGGATCTCTTTCATTAGAAGAATCATATCCTCTTAAAAATCTTCCTCTCAAATCCGGCAATAAAACTGTACTTGGTCCAACTTGAGTCAAAACGCCTTGAGTTACCAATGTTCTTAATTGCGGAAATAATTCTAAATCGAATAGTCTGCCGTCACAAACAAACCATCCATTTTCGTCTGTTTTAGATAAACTTGCTTTTATATCTCCCAATGTATAAACAGGACTGGCTTCTGCTTTAAATGCATTTACAATAGAAGACAAGTTTCTGTTTATAATGTCTATTGTTTCTTGTGGACATACATTAGCTTCTATTTTTTTAATATAAGGTATTTTTTTAGACGAAGTCATTTAAATTTATTTATCTTTGTTATTTATCGATAATTGGTTTTAAAATATAAAATATATGTATAAATATTGTATATGAGTAACGAGTCAAATGATCCTTATTATGATCCATTAGCTGGAATGAGATCACCGGGAAGATATGAAGTTCCTCCTCTCGTTACAGCTTCTGAAATAATATCAGGAGAAAGTTCTGACGGAGGACCAAGAAGTTATAGAGTAGAAGATGTTGTTGATATAGTTGATGAATTTTCCGATTCTGGTAGTTTAAGTGCCCTTGAAGTAGAAGTAGATAATTTACTAATAAATTTCAATTCATTAAGTAGTCATTTCGGTGCAACAAACATTTGGATTAATGCAAACACATGGGTTCCTCGTAAAACCAATGGATGTAGAGTGAATTCTCGTGAACTTCCTATTAACCACACAAATTGGGATGAGCTTCTTTTCGATGCAACTACAAACGAATTTGCCCAAGCTGTTGTCATCCTTCCAAACAACTACAATAATTCTACCATAACTTCCCGATTTTATTGGACGGCAAGTGGAGTTGGGGACGGTAATGATGATGTCGTCTGGAGTATTCAAGGTCGTGCATTCGCAAATCACGATGCACTGGATACCTCATTTGGTAACGCACAAACGGTAACTGATACTCTCCTTGCCCTGAACGATATGCACATTACATCAGCAACAAATGCAGTTACTATTGCAGGAACACCAGCAGCAAACACACCGATATTATTCCAAATCTACCGAAATGCTACTGCATCCGGCGATACTTACGGTCACGATGCCCATTTACTCGGTGTAGAAATCATATTTAACTAAAAAAACATGTCTTGACAAGATAGATTGTTTGTAGTATAAATATTTTTGTAGTTTGTAACTAAAACAAACTACATTTTAACTAACTAATTACAAAAAACCATGGACAAATATAAACTAAATCGTCAATCACCACAATTACCACAAAATGCATTGTTAATCGAAATGGATCGATTATTCAGTGAATTTAATCGGGTTCCAGTATTTCATAACTTGGAACAAATATATAAAACTGGAGATCAAGTTAGATTTTCTTCTAATGAAGATGGTTTAACTGTTCAAATTGACCTTCCGGGTGTTCCTAAAGATGAAATGGAACTAAAGTCTAATTCTGTTTCTAGAGAAGTATATATTTCCGGCAAAAGACAAATTGTATCAAAAGACGGGAAAAAAGAATATACATATAATAGATCGTTTTCTGTTGGTCAAGATTATGATATTGACAATATATCATTTAAATATACTGATGGAGTATTAGAAGTGTTGGTTCCCAGATCAAAAAGAGAAAGAGAAAATATAAAGACTTATAAATTAAGTTAATATAGGGATGAGAAAAGGGGGAGACTAAAACGTCTCCCCCTTTTCTTTATTTTACTTCAAATATGTATTTTTTCTTTCCACAATCATAAATGCGCTTATATCCATTATTTTTTCATATTTTGATATTCTGTTAATTTTGAATCATATATGTGATCCTTTAACTTTTGTTATTTATGCTTCATAAACGTCGCTTTATTGAATTTTTGAAAGTGTTTTTTCCAAGTTTCTATTTCTTCTTTTTTCATAATAGTAATACGGCATTATACTGTATCAGAGTTGTTGTGTCAATTGACATAGAACCATCTAAATCCAAATGCTCGCAGAGACGGCATACCATTAAATTACAAAAACAAACCGTAAGATTTTGTCTTACGGTTTGTTAATTAGTTGTAACTCTTTGATTTACAGGGAGTTATTAGCCCATATACACAGGACCGTTAACTCCACATGCTTGACCAAGACCCTTCAAAATCAGAACATGATAGAAGTTACTGGACCCCCAAATCGATTCCGCTACCGCATAGCGAGTCATCATGAGAATTCTAGCAGCACCATCGTTTGGTCCAATGGTTTCTTGGATAGTAATTGGAATATACGGAGCATAAACCAATCCAGTATCCCAGAACTCACGTCCCTTGTATCCAAGAAGGATATAATCAATACGATTAGGTCTTTGACCTTGAACCCACTGAGCTTCGGTGTGAACATCTCTGTAAACAGTAAACTCACCACCCAAGGTACCAATCTTGGTAATACCAAAAGATTGGGTTTGAGGAAGAGTGTGATTGATATTATACAAAGTATAATTATCCAAAGTTTGGAGAATGGTTGCAACCGTAGGGGTAACAATCAAGAAGTTAGCAGGACCACGTCTGGTCTTGACAGTCATGATGTTTGCGATTTGCACGATACGAGCATACAAATCAACACCACGTTCTGCAAAGTGACGACCATCAGCACTACAAGGACTCCACAAGGAATACCCATTTGCGATACCTTGACCAGCTTGCAAAGCAATGTTTCTCATACGAATGACAATTTCACGGTCAATTTCCGCTTGTAATTCGTATGCCATGATATTGGTCATTTCCTGACGAATATCCAAACGATTCATTGCACCCAAGTCTTGTTCAGCTTCAAGAGGCCACTTGGTAGCAAGCCTTCTAGTACCTGCTTCAACAGCAGTCTTTTCAAGGGTAAACTTCATTTGCGGGAAATTAGTTTTGCTTTCCCAATTTAACAATTGTTCTGCAACACCCATTTCAAACGGAAGACTGTCGAAATTACTACCAGAGGTAGATTGACCAACAACACCAATACCACTAAGGCTATTGTTAATAACACCAGTGTGAGCAGTATTCAAGTAAGCAGGATTACCCGCTTCTTGATAACTGTGCGCTCTCCAAGGGGCACTGCTAACAGCAGGAGCATTCATGCTGCAACCACCATCAGGAGAGAAGCAAGCAAGGTTTTCGCCATCATAACGATAACGTAATGCCCAAATGAGTGCTAAGGGTCCGTCCATAGGTTGAACACCAGCAATTTCGTGCGTGATCAACGAAGGGAACGTACGTCTTAACATCGGGATCAACGTAGTCGGGATACGAGCATCGCCCGGAGCATAAAAGTCGTTATTGGCAGGAACATCTCCGCCATTTGCACCGACATTGTATCCGGGATTACCATAAGAGGTATAAATATCATTGTTTCCAAGTCCTGCTTCGTTCAATCTTTGAACTCCACGACCACCATTAAATCTCAACATTCCCTTTTTCTTAAACCAATCTGCTTGGTTTTCGAGAATTTGAGCTGTACAATAACGAAGATATGGATCTTCAATTCTGCGACTTCCGGCATCTTCGTGGTCAAGAACTTCCCGCCATTTGGCAGTGAGCATTTTTGCCTTGGATACCGAACCTTGATAACTTTCGTCTAATAACATATTTTTATTTTGGGTTTTTGGTTTCACGGACCACAAAAATGTTTTCCGTAATTTCGTATTTTCACAAATTGGTTTGCGACTATACAAATTTATTTATACGTCATTAAATATTTTTTTAAAAAAAATCGTTGACAATGTGTTTTTTTGTGGTATGATCACATCAAGATGAACGAAGAACTACTTCAAGAATTGGAACTACTCAGCGAAAAAATCCAAAAATTTGAACATCGTCAAAAAGTTTTGATGGATTCTGTTTACCAATTGCAAACGATTACTAAAAATCTAACAGAGGAAATTTTACCGCTTTTGAGAAAGAAAAATGAAAGTAACCCAGAAATCAGGGCAGATAAAAACGATTGTATGTTCAATCTGCCTAAAGAGGATAGATTCAAGCTAAAATTTAATTAAGTTGTGTGTTAACTTTTTCATATTTTTAGTTTTTCTCTACAAAAAACCCGCACTTTATGTGCGGGTTGATAACGGTTTTTTGGTTTTATGATTTGTCTTTACCTATTTTTTATTCTAAAGTTTCAACCGTAACTCCTTCGTCTGTTCCTATAAAGTTAAGAACAATTTCTTCGACCCATCCAGAGAATGTCAAGTAGATAAACACATTCAATCTCTTTTTGAGTCCTCCGACTTGACCATCGTCGCCAGATGTCATGACAATTCTGTATTTTTCTAAAACCCCATTGTCTTTATAAATTTTCAATCGGGTTTCAATAGCACTTCTAAGATTAGTTCTAGTAATTATAGTATTGGGTTGATTCAAGAATCCATATGCGATTTCTTGTCCTTGTTTTGCAAGTTCGATGAAAACTCTACTAACAGGAACTCTAGATCTTAATGCATATTCAGATCTCAAAGTAGTTTTATGGTTAAAGGAATAAATAGCTCCTTCGTTTCTTATGTATATAATCGGGTTAGCGGATATTTCAGCAAGTTTATCTCTTTCTTTTTGATAAGGATTTATTGCTAATCCAGCCTGACCTCCAATAACATTTCTAATTTCGCCATTAGATAATCCAAAAGGAGCAGTTCCAACTCTTTGTGGTCCATTTTCGTCATTTCGTGCTAACATTGCAGCAACAAAAGGAGAACTAGGTGCCCAAAACACAGTGTCATCAAAAGCATTATAGGCTTGTAACCAGTTTGCCCAAACACCAACATATGGACTACTAACACCTTCTAATAAATTTTTCAATGGTGCCCATATAGTTCTAGCAAAAGTTTTACCCATCGTTTCTGAGGTAGAAACAATGACCTTTTTGTTATCAAATGTACGGAATTTTCCATTTACGAATATTTGTCTTAAAGGATCTTGAATGTGGAAAATTGGAACACCGCAGTTAATAACTCTTTGATCTTCTGCAAAAGTTCTGAAAATTCTGTATATAGTATCCCATCCGGCTTTTGCTGGAGTAAGAACATTCAGTCCTTCATAATCATTTAAGAATCCAAGATTTACATAAACATTGTCATCGAAAATGTAAGAATCGTCTCTACAAACATCGCAGTTAGATGCTTCCACACTGTTTCTGGTTGCCCAAACAGTAGACAATCCAGCATCAACAGAAAGATCAATATCATATATTTCCGGGTTTTCCACACCTCTCAGTGCTATTTGTAATTTTATAGGAAGATTTCCTATGTCTTTTGTATGACATTCGTTTAAGAATCTTTGTTCACAAGTTATACCACAACTTGCTAATCCAAAAAGATTGTCTGCATAACCTTGCATTTGTTCTTGTGGATCTAATCCTTCTTGAGAAACAAAAGTAGAACCATTGACCATTCTAACTCTCTTTTTGGGAAGACCAGTTTGATCATTGTTCCAACAATTTCTTTCAGACAAGAATTTATTAACGAAAATTTTCAATCTAGAATTATTTCTTCTTACAACTTCCGGCAAGAACAAATTAACAAAACTTTCACCAGAAGTGTTTGTTTCCTTTCTATTTGAATTTAAACTACCAGAATGAGTTTCCCACAATTCTGCGTTTAATTTTATCATGTTCCCAGAAGAATCTGGAGTCAATTTCCACAATGTAACATTTAAATGATCGTTGTATACTTCGGTTCCAAACTGGGAAGGTGCATATCTTTCAACTGCTTCTGACAAGCTTGCCAATTCCCCATAAAGGTTCCAAGTCTTGAAGTTCCATCTTTCTTCAGGAACTTCGGTCCAGCTTCCGCTAACACCATTACAAGTTGTTTGGAATCTTCCATATATACCAGTAAATGATTTAAAGTCAGTAGTAGGATTAAAATTAGTATTGTCTGTAACACCAATATACCATCCAGTGTGATCATCGCAAACCTTTTCACGAAGTTCATCAACAACAATAATACCACCACGGACACTTCCATTATCCAAATCTAAATCTGGAATACTATTAGCAAGTGCGCCACATTCCCAACTAAACTTACCTTCGTTGAGGTTTTTGTATTGTTCTTCGTTCAAGGTTATTTGTTTGGGTTGACCAAGCAAATAATAATCAGCATCTTCCAATCGTGCATCGCCGGGAAGAACTGAAGTTTGATATCTAAATTGTTCTGGAATTTTTAATCCAGAATTAACAAGAGTAAAACAATCTAATCCAGAAACTTCGGGAACAAACGTAAAATTAAGAAGATATTCTTCTCCTACGGTTTGAAGTTCTTGAGAAGTAAGAACGAAGTTTTCTGCTAAAGTAGCAGAAAGACCAGATCCGGGAACTATTGTAGATTTACCTTTAATACTTTGAGTAGAAGGATAATATTTTAAAACACTATATTGTGCATAGTGTGCCACAATATCACCTTTTTCCATTTGTAAACCACTTCCGGGTATGTTAAACACATAATTACCATCAACATCTCTATTTAAAGTTTCATCACTGGAAAGTGAAGGAATGAGTGTTTGGTCAATAACGCTAATAACTTTCCAGCTATTTGCAGAAACTTGACGCATGGTAAAGAATTTAAGAGGTTCTGCTACAGAATCGTCGCCGCTTCCACTTATTGGTTCTCCTCTAAATTTAATTTGTTTTAATGCACCAGTTGAAGGAACAGGATAATTGTGCATAACAAGAACACCGGAAGGTTCTGAAGTTGCATTTAAATCACACAACAAATTAGAAGATCCTAACTTGTAATCCTTTAATAAAAATTCATTTGCATCATAAATCCAAGGAAATTTTTCCAAATATTCTTCTTGAGTAAGATTAGAAAACCAATTACAAACATCAATTTCTCCTGCACTTAAACCAATCACGGGAAACACCAATGCAGTATATTCTTCTTGGTTTAAAACACCTGCTCCGCTTCCGTATGGTAATCTAGTAAACAAAACATCAGCACCTGCTTCTAAAGATTCTCTTACTGCTAAATAAGAATATCTTTCTACTGGTTCTGACGGAAGACCAAATTCCAATTCAAATTCATTTAATGAATTAATATATTTTGGACTATATGCATCTCCTTTTGGAGTAAATCCATTAATTAAAATTTTAGTTCCTTGTTCATTACGAATATTAAGAACTTCCTCACTTATTTTTACACAAATCCCCGGCGATTTCAAACTAGCCATATATTTATTACTTATGTTTTCAAAGACAAAAAATTAAATTTCTAATTTGTCATATATGAAAGAATATAAAACATGTTTTGGAGTTTGTTGATCAAAAGATCCACCTAGCGTATTTGCTAAACTAATGAGATTACTTGTCCACAATCTTTGAACATAAATTTTATTAGGAAATACGCTTCTTAAAATATTTTTCATAGAAGTTTGATCATCAGAAGCAACAATAACATTTTGTCCTGTAAATAAATTATACACCGGTAAAGATTGGTTTTCTTTTGGATATGTTTCTTGTAGTTTTTTCTTATCCAATTCGGATAATTCTTTGTTATGCATTGAATAAAAACCATCCAATGTCCATTCAGCAGGAACTGGATATAACATAATACTATCTTTATCAAAATCCGTTCCTGAAATATTATCAGGATCTAATCTAATAAATATATTTGAATCTACTCTTTCTCTATCCCAATTGTTAGGAGGTTTTGCCATATCTTCGTAAACTTTTTCTTTGTTCCATTGTATTGGTTTTCCTAAAGGATTGCCCATTTCATGTTCAAATCCAATAGAGTGCATAAATTCATGAAGTATAACAGATTCGTCTTGCCATTCTAAATTCATGGTTTTTCTAGGAGATTCTATATTTAAATTTTCAATACCGACATATGACCATGCCCCTTCGTTTTTATCAAAACCTATTCGTATTTCAGATTGGTGTACATTCGTGTTCCATTCAAACTTTAAAGAAATAAATGGAATTAATTTTTCTTCAATTGTTTTTTGAACTTTTTGTTTTTGTAAATCTGTTCCGTTTAAAAAACCAACTTTTAAAATTTTGTTTTTATCCCAAATTTTATTTTTTGAAACAACAGAATCTCCTGTAAAATCACTAAAACTAGTTGGAGATAAACATTTTTTATTTTTATCTTTTTTGTTCATTAATTATATTTATAGAGTTTTTAATATAAATAATATTATGAATATTATAAATTTAATTAAATTTATATCAATGTTAATAACATTGATTAGATTAGTTTTAAATCTCACGGAAAGTATTAAAAAAGGAATATCCGATTTTAAAGAAATAGAAGCAATAAAGAAAAAGAAAAAAGAAATTGACAAGTTTATAGATGACGGAAATCTAGATGAATTAAATAAATTATATAATAATGAAAAATAGTATTATTTTATTGTGTTTATTTTTGAGCGGTTGTGTAACAAATCTTCCCCCAGAACCAACTTGGCAAGAAATAACAAAAGATCCATTTATTGCAAGAATTGGAATAAATTATCTAGTTTCTGATGAATATGTAAAATTATCAGAACAAAGAAAAATTTATATAGATCGAATAAAAAAATATAAAGAAACAACAAAAAAACATTGACATTCCAACAACATTATATTACCATATGATTATATGGATATGGAAAATAATAATGAAAACTACAGTGCATTTTGTCTTTCTTTAAACGAAAAAGAACTCAAGGCTTTAAGCGAAGATTTAGATACGGATTATAATATTCAATGTCGTCCAGAAATTTTGGCAGATATTTCTGATGATTTAGAAAAAATCAGAGCAGATTATTCTGGAATTATTGGCAATCCATTCGATTTTCTAAAAATCGTAGAAGGAATTATTGCAACAAATTACTTTTGGAATTAACATTTTCCATCAAACGTCAAATCACCAGAAACATACATAGAACTTGTAGAAGCACTGACGATTGGTTTTGCTGATAGTTGAACATTTGAAACATTAGATATATTAATATCGTCTACACCTTCTATAATAAATCCATTTTCGTCTGTTCTATATTTCTTTCTTTGTAGATTATATCTACTGTAAAAATAATTTTTAACAGTTTTTAAAAAAGGCGAATCCGGCAAAATTCCTAAATCTACTTTTTTATTAATATCGTCTACTAGATCTTGTCTTTTTTTATTTGCTAAATCATCTTTTAATTTATCAGGAAAACTACAAGGAACAGAATCATCTCTACATTCTGGTAATTTTAATTGCGGCATTTCCATTCCGGCAATAGATAACCAGTCTTGATAATATCCAGAACCTAATGTTGGTTGTAGTCCAACACATTCAAACGTAACACTTGCTATACCCGGAATTCCGGGTATACGAGCAAAAGATTCTAGATTTCTTAATAATTCATTTAACTTATTTTGTAATATAACATCTACGTTAAGAATACTGTTTACTATTTTGGAAAAATCGGATAAACCCAATTTAGAAACAAAATCTCTAAAAGATGTTATTGCATATTTATTTAAAAAATCTTTAACTTTTGAGTTTAATGCTCCCAATACATCACAAGATCCTAAAAAAATATTAAGTTTAACTTTTATATTTTTAAGATTAAAAATACTTTTCAAAGATTTAATCAAATTAGGAATTAAATTTTTAATATTTTTTAATGCTTCTTTAAATTTATCAACAATGCTTTTTAAAATTCCTACTATACTTTTTATAAAATTTTGTGCAAAATTTATAATTCCATTAACAAACCCATAAATTTTTCCAAGAATAGATAATATAGCTTTTGGAATAGAAAGAAAAGGTAAGTTTAAATTTATATTTATTGTTGGAACACATCCCATATTGATAATTTTATTTATACTGCAACGCTAAAAGATGGTCCACCAGTAGTATCAAATTTTTCGTCTCCTGATGTTTTTTGATGTAGTGAATATGGCAATAGTGAACTGGGAGTTGAATATGCAACAAGTCTTCCGTTATTAGAATCGACCATGCCAGCAGCATAAACTGCTTGAGTTGGGCTTAATTCTGTTTCTTTATAACTTCCATCTGCCAAAAGAACCGGAACTTTTCTTGGTCCTTTAACAATATCGATATTAGGAACAATCATTGGATGTGCGTGTGGTTGCATAATAACGGGATAATCTCCTTCAGTTTCTCCTCCAACTGGTTCTATTTTCATTCTTGCTTCTTCTATGCGAAAATAATATTCTGCTCCTTCCATAATTACTAATGGTGCCCCCGTTGGTTTGCCAGCAACAGCAGCTTCTGGCGTATTATATATTTTTATAAAACCAGTAGCTAATGGGGATTGAACCATTCCATTTATTACACCTCTGGTTGGATTTGCTTCTTTTGGATTAGTTGGATCATATTCATATTCTGTCATTGCTACTTTTCCGGGCATGGTCATTGACTGAACTGATAAATTTCCGTTGATTGCTGCCCCTCCAGCAACAAGTAAATTGTCATTTACAGACGCATGTCCATCTATCATAACATGTTTACCACCAATTTTACCATTATCAGAAGGGCTTAATTTTATATTATCACCTCTAATAATAGTTCCGCCAGACCCCCCATCTACCATAATTCCCTTTTTTCCAGTAAAAGAAGCAGACACATAATCTGCTTTGTAAATTGCTCCGATTTGATTTACGTTTCCAGTTGTAGATAAATTGAATCCGCCAGATCCAGAATTAATAGAAATGCTTCTATTACCAACTATACTTACATTTCCGAAGCCCGGATCAGGAACCTCAACAGGTTCTACTAAAGGAACAGCAATAGCATTCGGATTTAATCCATTTATTCCTGAAGTTAAACCCACAACAGATAATTTACCTACTTCGTCAACTCTAAACGAGGGGAAATCAAAATCAAAAGAAGCAAGTCCTGATCCAATATATATATTTCCAGCATGTGCATAATTTCCATGTCCCCCACTGTTATTAATTGTATCTCTCATTTGTTTTAAAATTTCTTTATTGTCTTCATAAATTTTTTCCATATCTTTTTGTTTTTGAGATACCATATTAGGGTATCTTCCGCCTTCGGATGCAGGAGAACGTCCAGTACCTCTACAAGTATAACATCCTGCGGTATCTGGTTTAAAGATTTTGTATCCAAATTTTATTACGCTGTTAATAAGACCACTATTCACTTCTCCAGAAGAACTTGCTTGAGGCGGGAACGAAGAAATTCCTCCCACAGAAGTAAAAGATTCACTTTGATATGTTCCTTTTTTACATACTGGACAATCTGGATGTTGCCCATTTAAACGATTAATATCAAATTGAGAAGCAATTTGATGTGCCTGTGCATAAATATCTAACATTGTTTGTTGTGCAATATGTGCTATTCTGTTAGAAGATTCGTTTGTAGAAAATCCTTCGTTACTAGTATTTTTTGAGTTTTTTATATTTTCATATATTGTTCCGAATGTGCTATTTGCAAGACCGGGAACTCTAGAAAAATAATTTTGAGCATATTGCTGCCATCCATCGTTATCTAATCTTAGAATATTTTGGAGCGCACCTTTCAAAATCATTTTTTCTTCTCCTGTTATGCCACTGAAAGAAAAAAAACCTTTTAGCGTATTATATAATATATGGTTTCCGTTGGTAGTACCTACGTTCCGTTGATTATAATCTATTACAAGATAATCAGAAAAAGAACTCGTTGCACTCGTATACAGCGCTTCATTTGTATAGAATTCGGGCGGAGCAAATAAAGTATTATTTGCTAATTGATTTGATTCCGAAGCAACACCTGCTGAAGTTCCATCTGTTTCATTTACTAGAAAACTTCCAAGAACATTTGTATTGAATGCGGGCGAAGCAAATAAATTATCATTTGCTAATTGATTTGATTCCACAGCAACACCTGCTGGAGTTCCATCTGTTTCATTTACTGGAAAACTTCCAAGAACATTTGTAGATTCTGCTGCTCCCATGAAATATCCCATGACTATAGGAATTGTCATACCGTCTAATAAATTTAAAATAACATATGACCCCAACGAAGGAAGGGAAAATGATCCATTTGCTGCCGGGAAATGTTCAACATGCGCCGCAAAGTTTGGTGACATTGGGGTTGGACCGGAAGAATTAGAAGTTGAATTGGCACTTTCTATTGACGGTTCTGCTTTTGCGCTATAAGTATTCGGATAGTTTAATCTATTTGGTTTTATATCTGAGAAATTATGAACTCTTTCAAGAGTATATACATTGCCTACACCCGGAACACTTTGACCCCCATATCCTCTTGCTGTTGTTAATACTCTGTCTCGCGAAGTATAAAGTTTACCATTTCCTTGATAGGCACCAACTGCTCTTATCTTTACCCAAGGTTTTCCGTCAAAAGTTCCGCTTGATATAACTCTTCCGGTTTTAAATACTCCGTGATCATTAGAATTTTCTAATGTTCTTCTAAAAATTATAAATTGATCTGAACCATCCAGTAATTTTTTTAATCGTGTTTCATCATATGAAGACGAAGCTCTAGTGTCGCTAGAAGTATCAAATTTAGCATCGTATATTTTATTATGACTATAAACGTCTCCCGGTTTTATGAAAAACTGTTCTCCTATTGCTTCTCCACAATTACTTTCGTTGCAAGAGGCCTTATTGTTAGCCAAATCAGAAAAATATTTTTCTGTTTCCGTTTGATTATTGTCATATGTAAGTCTAGACTTTCTATTATTTTCTGTACTTTGTGCTACTACATCTGCATATTCTCCTCTTTGTTTGTAGTTTGGAGGTAACGGTTTTGTATTTACGACATTTGTTCGTATCGGCCCAAATGTCGATCCAAGTCCTCCCCAACCTTTATATCGTTTTGCTTTAACTGGAAAAGGAGGATTTATATACTTACTATCATTTTTAACCCATGATTCTGTAAATCGTATAAAAGCATCAATTTGGCTAGGGGCGTTTCTCCAATTTTGTGGTGTTATTCCAGTGTTTCCTTGGCCTATACCAAATTGTAAAACACCATAAGATCTACCCTCATCACCAACAATGTACGGTCTAACATATCCTTTATTTCCGATAGTGGTACCAGATTCCGCCCATGCCATTCTTGTCATAAAAGATGCCCATGATTGTGGAGTTCCGTTTATACCGTAATTTCCACCATCTTCTGGCGAAAACCCATTTAATGAAGAATTTTGAATTTTTTGTAATGCTGCCGCATAAAAATCTTCTATTAATATATTACCATTAGCATCTGTTGGCATTCCGGGATCGCCATTTGTATTAGAAAATGGGTCTCCTCCGTTCCGTGCTCTATAATCACTATTAGGATCGGCACTATAACCACCACCAGATGTTCCATAATATGATGGTCCTGCCCCTCCGTTTAAAGGAGACATAACAAATGCAAGCGAATTTCCGGTAGCAATTATATCTTGCCAAGCTTTCATGGTTCTTGGATCTGTTGTCCATTCAGAATAAAACAAAGCAGTTTCTTCAGGACCATTTCCCATGTTCCAACCGGGAATTGCAACATTTACCGTTCCGTTTAAGTTAGCTTGTATAACTCTTCCTATACATGGCCATTTTTTATTAGATTTCATATTGTTTATTGTTCATTAGATGGTTCAAATGTTGGATTATCACTTGGAGCATTCAATTTCAGATTAATTCAGAACTACTACTCTTTTCTGCTTCTGATACTGTTTTTCCCATGAGTGTCCCGTTCGAGGTAGCAATCATCACAACTTCACTATTAACATTTTCATACACTACCTCTGTTCCTTCTTCTGATCTCGATTGTTTTGTTAAAGGTTTTTGTTGATTTTCTTGTTCTTCGTCTTTTTTAAATAATTCTTTAAACGAATCCCATAAACCAACACCATTTACATCTTTTTTTCCAAATAAACCGTGTGCAACTTCTAGTCCTAGTTGGGCACAAGAACCGTCCCAGTCTGCATCTGACATATTCATTAATTCCATTATAGAACCAGCAGTAGATAAATTATTTAAAGTAACTTCAAACCATTTATTATTAAATTGTTTTTTTTGTTTAGTTGAAACTTCTTTAACAACTCCAGCTTGTCCTCTTATTTTTGCTGGAATATTTTTTGAATTTACGGTATCTGTTGAAGCACTTGATGCTGGTCTTTTTAATATTTCTGGATATTTTTGTTCTAAATACGGCTTAATTCTATTATCATTAGAAACAGTATCCCATGCTGTATATATTTGTTTTATTTGGCCGGGTTTTTTAACTAATAATGTTTTCTCAATTAAAATGTCAATACTTTTTTCAATATCTAATTGACTAGTTCTAGATGTTAAATTTCGAATATCGGAATATAAATTTCTCCCGTATCTCCAATTGTCCTTTTTTTTATGATGAGCCTCTCCGGTGTCTTTTTCTGTCATATATTTAATTATACTAAATTTTTTTTATTGACAATATTAGATTTTTGAATATAATACATCTATGAAAAATAATAATCTAATTATAGATGGAAATGGATTGGCATATTCCACTGTTTTTTCCAATTACCAAAATGAAATTCTAGGAAAAGATGGAAAAAACTATTCCTCCTTAATAAGAGTCTTAAAAAGAATTAGAGACTATTCCAAATCTTTGAATGCAGATAAAGTTTGGTTTACTCTAGACAAACAATTAGATTCTTCTGGGAAAACTACAAATTATAGAAAAACTTTGTTGACCGAATACAAAGGCAATCGAAAAGACGATGCTAGAAAAGCACAGGTATATGATATACTAAATCATGTTGTTGAATTTTGTAAAGTTCTGGGAATTCCGGTTATTCAACCATGCTTCATGGAAGCAGATGATGTAATTTATTATTTATGTAAAACTTTAGAGGGTAAAAAAACAGTTTTAACAGTAGACGAAGATTTGCTTCAACTTATTAATGAAGACGTTTCTGTGTTTTTGTTCCAGAAAAAGAAAATCGTAAACCATGAAAATTTCATGATTAATACGAAATTAGAAAATGTTGATCAATTTATTAAATTCAAAGCTGTTAAAGGAGATATTTCCGATAATATCGATGGACTAGACGATTACGGTCCAGTAAAATCTAAAAATGCCGTTTTTAATTGGGACGAATGGTTCCCGAAACAATCGATAGAAAATCAAGAAAAAATCTTGAAAAATGTAGAATTGATAGATTTAAGTAAAACAAAAATACATTGTCCAGACGAAGAGCGGTCTTATTTGGAACAAATGAAAAATATTTCTTATAAATTTGACCAAAAAGAATTTACAAGACTAAGTAATTCATTAAAGATAGATAATCATATTTCATCAAAATCGTTTATATGGAAAGAAGTTTTCGATAAAAAAAATGATTTAGACGAATTGGAAATACTCTATGCCCTCACAGCAATATGACAACATTACTCGTTACATTATTTATAATATATTTTATATTGTCTATCGCATATATTGTATATTCTCTATTCAAATTGGATATTCTAAAAAAAGATTTTGAAAATTTAAAAATCGAAACTGAGAATATTCTAGATACATCTGAACAATTCATGGAAGAATATAAAAATATTCCATATAGAAATATAAATTTAAGTGCAATATGTCAAGTTTGTAATTCCGATCAAGTAATAGAATTAAACGAAGAAATGATGTTTAATTGTAAAAATCCAAAATGCGGAGAACCAAATTCTATTATTATTGAAGTAAAATCTTTTGGAATTACGACTCCATTAGAATCATCTACTGGGTTTAAAATAGATAACGATTTAGATTAAAATGGAAAGATTATTAAAATGCAATAGCTGTAAACACGACATTTCATTAAATGAGGATGAATGGAATAGACATAGAAACTTCTGGAGAAGCAACACAAATATCTTAAAAAGAAGTTTTATTTGCGATTCTTGTTTGTGTAAAATAAAATCTCAAGGAATAGATAATGAAAAAGATCAAACCCCAGCAGAAAACGCAACAGTAATTTCTACTAAAGAATTCTCTAATAAAATAGATGCAATATGGAAAATATATCTAGACAGATATAGATCAGAAACATTTTGTGCAAACGATGTGGAATCATTTAAAACTTCTTTAAATGATCTCTTAAAAGAAGAAGGTGTAATGGAAGGATGTATTTTGGATTTTGAAATTGAAGATAAAAAATTAGAAAATGGTTCTACATTGTATTTTCCTGTAAAATTTGAAAAAATTCATATAAAGATTCCATTTGTAAAAAATTTAGTTGAAATACCAGTTTCATCAGAAAATTTATATTTTCAATAATCAGTATTGACAAAATATCAAAATTTGATATATTACAGTTGTAATTAGTATGCACTATAAAGATTTGGTGAAAACCTCAGATCAAGATCTCTTGAAAAAATCAAGACAACTTTCATTTTTAATAGGTTTAAATTTATTTTCAAATATTCATGATCCAAACGAAAAAGGAGATGATGCATTTGCATTAAGAGTTTCAAATAAAATGTTCCCTTTTTTAAAATTCATGGAAGAAACCCAATGGGAAATATTATATTTTTTAGAAACTGGAGAAGAACCACCGGAATATCTTTTAAGTTTTTTAAATGTTGAATAATTTGTCCTTGACAAACTCGAAAAAAGTGCTAATATCCTCTTATATGAACAAGTCCCTAATCGTATTCACGACCACAGTAATGTTTGTTTGTGTTTTGGTTTATGCAAAATCCAATCTAGTTACTGTTGATTCTGAACTAGAAAACAATAAAAAAATCGAAATGCACAATTCAGTAGAAGAAACCCCAGAAGTTTTTTTCGATCCTGAATACATCAGGGGGTATCAAGAAGGGTATCATGCCCTATTGGAAAATCCCTACAATAGAAATCCTATGTTTGACGAAAATAGTTCTGATGCCTTTAAAGAAGGCTTTCTAGAAGGCAAAGACAAAGCAATTCTAGATTACGGAGACATTAAATTGGGATTTGCCTCTAAGTAAAAAAGTAACAAAACTACAAAACTACAAAATAAAACAGGGTAGAGAAAAACCTCTACCCTGTTTTTTTGGCGTTTATTTTAACATTTATTTCACTCAAAATAAATGCTTAACATTCACGTAACCAGTTTCTGCATTACCCAAATCGTCTAAATTTATAGCTTTTTTACCTCTTAATTCTTCAGGATGTCCATCACATGAGCAAGATGCAACTTTATATGCTTTTCCTCCTTTGATAATAACATAATCGGTTTCTGCATAATCGTGTCCGGTTAATTCTCCTCCGGTGTTTTTTAACACACGTTCCATGGATTCTCTAACCATTTCATCATCGTCTTCCATTTCTTCGCCTTCGATATGATCTTTTAACATGTAATATATTTTTTCCAATATATCTTGTGCGCTTCCTAAATCACTGTCTTCGTCTTCAAAATCATCATCTTCTTCAAAATCCCCATCTCCTTCGTCTTCAAAATCTTCATCTCCTTCGTCTTCAAAATCCATGTCACTGTCATCATCAGAAAAACGACTTTCACCACCTCTGTTCATATTTGGATCTAAGCCCAAATCCATATCTTCATCAGTATCGACACCAGATGCTTCCATTATTTGTAACAACTCTCTATCGAACATATCCATATTTCCACGGTTTTCTCTCATGCTTTTTCTTCTTTTCATAACTTTTCTATTTTTCTTTCTAGCAACTTTTCCGCTACTACCAACGGAAAAATTTGCGGATTCGTTTAATCTTTGACTATTGGAAGAAAAATTTCCAAATATAGTGTTTTGAACTTTTTGAGTTAAATCTGACATATTATATTTTTATTTATATCACTATAAACTATTTTTCCAATTTCCATCCAGAAAAATTCCCATAATTTAATCTTTTATCTTCCGAATGTATAGAAAATATATTATTGTTTGATTTAATTGATGGTATTGGTCTAAAAAAACTACCAGATTCTATTTTTTGCCAAGAATTTATTTTTATTTTATCTCTAACTTTCAATGGTTTTCCGTTTATATCTTTATCTAAAACTTCAAAACATTGGTTTATGACTTCTTCGTGTAATGTGCTAAATGCCCATATCATACTTGTAATTCTATCATCATTTTTTTCCACACCTTGCCATGTTCCGTTTGGCAATCTTTTAAAATGTATCAATTCGTCTAAACAATCTGGCGAATTAATTGTTACCGCATGAACCGTATCTAAATAATATCTCATGTGTGTAATTGCTACTTTTTTAGAATTACCTTGACAATTTATACCATATCTTTGATAATAATTTTTCTTGTCGTTTTTCATACCCCAATGTACAAGTTTAGGGTATTTGTGTTCTCTAATTAAATTTTCTATTATCATTGCTCCCGATTTGTCTCTTTCGATTGCTATCCAAGGACTTCCAAATATTTTTGCCATTTTTAAAATGACATTAGAAAATTCCAACGGATGTATTTTGTTATAAGCATATTCTGCTACTTGTTTTATGTCGCTTAAATCCGTAAAATCGAAAACTTGAATAACACTATTATCGCCCCCTATTCCTTCAGCAGGATCAACTCCCATAATATATATATTATCTTGATTCGGATGTTCGTAAAATTTACATGCTTCTCCGAAAAATTCATATCCCTTTAGTGCTTCAGATTTTCTTTTTTTGTTTAAAACATTAAAACCGTGTTCTGCCATTAGTCCAACACCAACATCTTCTGTTGCTCCGAAATCACATTCATATGCTTTTCTAAATATTCTCATATCTCCTGCACATTCCGATATTGCTTTTTGTTTAAATTCTTCACCTCTACCCGGAACGTCATACCAATATGCCATGTGCCAATTCCATTCGGAATCACCCTTTTGTGCTTGTTGGAAATATTTATAAAAATATCCTCTGGTAGAATTTGCAGAACTACAGATAAATATTTTTCCTCTGGAAGTTGAAATTGTGGGCATAATACCCAAAATAAACCCTTCTTGAACTTCTGCCTGAACATAATCAAACTCGTCAAGCAATAACAAATCAATAGTTTCCCCGTGTCCTGATTTTATTGAAGTTGGTCCGGCTTTTATAACGCTACCATTTTCAAATTCAATTTCCAGTGCGCCCCAAGTTTTAACCGCAGGTTTTAAGTGGTTTGGCATTAATCTATATGCTTCTTTAATTCTCCCAACTATCATCTTTGCAGACGATTCCATGTGAGAATAAACTAAAACTGTATTTTTTTCATTAAAACATGCTTGATAAATTGCTAATGCGACAAGTATTGTAGTGTTATGCGTAGGAATCATTGTCTTACCACATAGATAAAGGCTATTTGGCGAATCCACCGTAATACAACGCATAGGAACCGAATCTGTTGGTTCTATGTTAGTAATATAGATATATTTATTTCTTTTGTTTACTTTGTAGTTGTATTGTTTTATAAATTCTTCATTATCCGGTTGAAAATATATTCTATGTTCGTCTTTGCTATCTATGATTTGTTTTGTTGTTTTCATAGAACCTAATATTTTTTTTCTTTTTTCTTTTTTACTTTGTGTCCACCAATTATGATCGGCATTGGCTATAATGGTTTCGCCTGTACTAAATGTTATTTTATATGTTTCGGCATCGTATTTAATAGGGTGTGTTATAAGAACAGTTGTTGGATTTCCTTTTTCGTCAAAAATAACATCTCCTTGTTTTAATTCACCCATCGTAGTCCACCCATTAGGAGTTGGGATTGGTGTATTTAAAGCCAAGTCTTTCCCCAACTGTCTTGAAGTAACAGTAACCATGTGCTGTTTATTCATAAATTTTCTTATTATTTCACGTTGAAAATTATACAATGCAATTGGTTCTGTGACTTTAATTGGTATTTCTACTTCTATGCCATTTTGTATTTTTTTGCTTTTTTTAGATGGATGAATAAATGTTATATAATAATAATTTTCTAACCAATAAAAAATGTCAGTTTTGATTAACATCAATTCCAACATATCGTTTTCGTCTAATCTATATTTTGCTTTTCCTGCTGCTGGAACACCAGACATTCCATGACGAAGACCTTTTGATTCATCATCTCCATCAAATTTTATTTTAGAAACTTCATGTATAGAAATATCATTTTCAGGAATGATCAATTCATGAGATTCTTCTTCGTTTTCTTCTTGTTTTTCAGAAACTTTTTTTGATTTTGGTTTTTTATTAGACATCTTTTTGAATTTCTATGTTAATATCATTATCTTTATCGGAATTATTAGTAACTCTGTCTAATTTTCTTTTTTGCTCTTTGAGCATTTTCAATTTATCAACATCGAAAGTTCCAGAAGACATTGCTTCTGTAATTTTTCTCATTAATTCTGCCGGAGTAGTTACACTAACATTGTTTTGTTGTATATTTATAGTATCTCCTATTTTCACGCTTTTTATTGCTTCTGCTTTTAATTTTTCCGATTCTAATCTACCTTCAACTTCAACAAATTTTGTATAAATATCTGCATAAGTTTGGAGACATTTTTGTCCTGCCATTATCATATTTGCTAATGCTTTTCCTTTTTCTGCATCGGCATCTTCTCTGACTGCATATGCCATTTCTTCGACGGCAGGTAGAATTATTTGGTGAAATTGGTCTGCCCTTTCCAATGCTTTTCCTAATAATTCAGATGTTGATACTGGTTTAGAAATTTCTCCTTCAAACGGTATTTTATTTTTTTCTAAAGAATTCTTCATTGACAATTCATGATTCTGGTGTTCATTCTCTTTGAGAAGAACACTTTCCAACCAAGTGTCTGTTTTATTTTTTATTTTATCTTCCACTAATCCTTATTTATATGAATTCACTTTCTCTGTGCGAAAAATATCGTCCGAAAAAAATTGAAGACTTTGCATTTTCCGAAGAAACATCGAAATTTGTCAAATCTTTGATGAAAAATCACACAAAGCAAAATTTGATGTTTTACGGAAAACCGGGAACGGGGAAAACATCAATTTCGATGTTTTTGTCAGAGTATTGGGGAGTTTTGCCTAGCACTCTTTCTATTAATGCCAGCAAAGAAACTGGTATTGACTTGATTAGAGATAACATTACGAGGTTTGTGCAATCATCTACCCTTGGTTGTGGTTTTAAATTATGTGTTCTTTCAGAAGCAGACGGACTTACAAGAAATGCACAACAAGCACTAAAAGACATTTTAGAAGAAAGTATTAAAACACAGTGTTATTTTATTTTCACTACAAATAGACCCGATAAAATTATCGAAGAAATTGTATCTAGAACTATTCCTAAAAAAATTGAACCAGATGTTGATAGCTTTTTAAAAATCATAGAATCAAATCTTAAAAAAGAAGATATCGTTTTAGATTCAGATCAGAAAAATTATTTGTTAAAATATATTTACCCAGATATGCGTAAGGCATATAATTGGGTAGAGAGTGGATTTTTAATAAATGATCAAACCGAAGAAATAGCAACTATTATTCATAGTTTTTTGAAAAAGGCTACTTCTATTGAAAAATTATCAACAATTCGTCAAAAATGGATTAATATTGTTTCTTCGTTTGACGAATATGAAAAAATATCAGAATTCTTAGTTACTAAATTCATAGAAGACGAGTCTATTGATCAAATCAAATCTTTAAAAATAGCAAGATCTTTAAATTTTACTTTGAACAATTATGAAAATAGAAGAGATAAAGAATTGAACTTTTTCTGTTCTATTATCGATATTTATGGAATTTTAAATGAATAATATTAGCTAGTTTGACCAGTCATGCCAATACCTTTTTGTTCTGGTTTATGACCTTCTTTTTGTCTATCTAAAATGTGTTGATGTGCCAATTTTTTATATTTTGTATAATCTGGATTTCCTTCAGTATCAATAGAATCCTTTTTAGGATCAAAAGTTCTGGATTGTGTAATAACAACAGGAGTTTTCCAACAATCAGGAATTTGCCCTAAATTTATTCCATTTTCAACCCTTTGAATTAAATTCAAAGGAACCGGAATAGAATCTATAGGTAAACCCGGAGAAATTTCTTCGGCAACATTTAAAATAATATCTTCAGGTAAAACTCCAGCAATTGGATTTCCTATAGCTCCAGAAGAGTTTCGATTCACATCTGTTACAATAAGTCTATTTTTAGTGTTTGCTAATCTGGTTAGAACATTTTTCATGTGTTCTGGATATTTTTTTTCATTTGCTATTTTTTCCCAATCCTTTGAAAAAGTAACATGATCACCTCTTAGAATTCCACCTATGTTATTTTTGTTGTAAAATTCAAATATTAAAGTATAAAATTTAGATTCCATTTAAATTATTTAGTCTTTTTTTACTCTTTATTTCCCAAATCTTCTGAAGATTCTGGTGCTGGTGTTTCAGAAGGAGACGGTCCTGCTCCTCCTCCTCCTCCCATTTCAGGTTCTGACCCCCCTCCAAGGTCTTGTATATCTCCTGCATCAGGCAACACTGGTTTTGGTATATCTCCACTGCCGCCACCTGCTCCTCCTCCTCCGCCGAAATCGGACATATCCCCTCCACCAAGACCAGATAGTCCTCCTCCTCCGCCACTACCGATATCTTCCCCGTTTTCTATTTTGGATAGTTGTGCTTTTAATTTTTGCTCTGCAATAGCATAAACATATAACTGATTTATTTCGGAATTTGTTAAAGGTCCGCCATCGAACCTTTCTCCGTATTTTAGTGCATATGCCAAACTCATAAATGGTATTTCCATTAATTTTCCTAAAGTATCTAATTTTATTGATAGTTGTTGTTGTTTCTTTAGTGCATTATATGCATTCGGAGCATTGAATATAATATCAATGTCATTATCTTCTAATTCATATTGATCCCATATGCTTTTATTTTTACTAATTAATTCCATCAACCTTTGTTCTATTTTTTTAATTTCGTTTCTTATATACTCTACTTCTTCTTGTGTATATTCTTCTTCATTGTAAGCATTATAATTTTCAGAAATTAAACTCAATTCTTCGTTATATTTTTTTATTTGTTCATTTAAAACGTGCATGTGTTTTTCTAAAGAACTTTCTACTTGTCGAAGTTCTTCTTTGTATGATTTTAAATTAACTTGTTTGTTACCATATTCGTCGTTTTCATTTTTATTATATTTTAAATTTAAAAATTCTTTTAATCCTTTCACGTCTTTTCCTTTTAGTTTTAAATGAGTTATAAATGTCTTTTTTATCGCAACCGCAAAACGAGATTGTAATCTTTCTATCATTTTTCCGAATTTTACTTCTTCGACAGTAACACTACTCCCATCACTGTATTGAGATTCTGGATTTAATCTGCTTGTTGGGATTTGTAGTGCTTGATATAGCTTAGAAGCAAAATATTTAATTAATTGTAGTCTTCCATCAAGTTGTGTATCTCCTCCTATAGTTTGGATGTCCACGCCAACTCCATTATTTGTTGCAACATAATAATTTTCTAACTGTGATTGTGGATTGTGATATGCTGCTATACCATTTGAATTTACAGATTGTTGGGTGTTAAATTCTGCTGCTTGTCTTCTTAAATGCTCTTGTGCCATATCATCTGGCATATTATCTGTTGGGATTTTAAATAATAATCTTTGAGGTGCCCGTGCAGTAATATATATTAAATTTGTATCTTCCATCAAATAATGGATTCTAAAATCTCTAAGAGCATTTGAAATGTGAGATTTTTTCGTCATTCTTTGCGGACACCATTCTCCAGAATGAATATACGTAACTTGTTCAGGATCATAATCGATATAATTTTCATCACTCATATCATTCATTGCAAGTTTCTGATTTGTTATTAAATCTTCACTAGCAAATCCCGGATCAACATTTATTTTGAAAATTTCAATCTCGTCGTTTTGTTTATTTCTATAAATAGGTTCTATTCTTTCGGGAGGAATTTCACAAAGTCCAACTATACCCAATTCTGGAGATTCTATAGAAATTAAATTTTCAAAAAACTTTTCTCCATCAGTTAAAAATTCTTTACAATAATTCCAACCCTTTTCTTTTAGTTTGAAAATTTCCATAAAAGAATAAAATTCTTTTCTCAAAACATCAATAACTTCATCTGGTTGGTTTCTGACCCGTATCTGAATATATTTACATTCTCTATCTTCATTTAAAAATTCATCTGCTATTTCACGAAGAGCAATGGTCATTTCAGACGAATCTGCAATTCTTCTCAATTCTCTCAATCTTTGTAATTTATAATCTGATAAACCTTGATATAAAGAATTTATTAATTTATTATTGAAATTAATAGAAGACGCATAATTTCTAGAAGGCAAATTATATAAGTTTACAGCAGCTTGTCTCTGCATTATTTGCTCAAAACCTTTTGGAATTTTTCCAAAAATTTTTGTTTTTTCGTTATTCAAAATGCTGTTTAAATTTTTCCTACGATCTTCTATGTTTTTTATTATATTTTTTCTTGGAATAGCCACGGATTTATTTAATACTATTTATACGAATAAATAAATCTATGGCTACTAATTTGGTCATCGACAGAACATTAATTGCTCCTCCTTCCGAAACATATGCATTCAGATCTTTAGGAATAATTACTAGAAGTTTAGATTGTATTGTTCTTGTAGAATTAATATGGGAAGAACGAGACTTTTATTATGGTTGGATAAAACAAAATAAATTTACAGATTTTGTAAAAGACATAGTAGAGATTGGTCAAGTTCCGGGAATCAGGATACATCCGTTTCCTATTAAGGAAAAATTAGTATTAGAAAATTTGAATAGTTGTATCAATTATGTTGAAAATTGGGCAAAAAAATGTTAACATAAATCAATGAAAAAATTAACTAATTGTTATTTTATAGGTGATATTCACGGGGAATTTGATTTTTTAAAAGAAAAATTGGAAAATTATTTTTCAAAACCCGACGAAAATATAAATTTTATTCAGGTTGGGGATTTTGGAATAGGTTTTCGGAGTCCCGACAAAGAATTGAAAAAACTTATAAATTTGAATCAATTTTTAAAAGATCTTAGAGTTAATATGTTTGTTATTAGAGGCAATCATGACGATCCTTCTTATTGGAATGGAAATTTTATATTTTCTAATTTGAAATTAATTCCTGACTATACTTATTTAACTTTAAATGATTATAAATTTTTATTAGTCGGAGGAGCAATATCTTTAGATCGAATAAATAGAATAAATGGAGTTTCGTGGTGGGAAAACGAAGGATTGCCTAGTCCTAAAAAAAATATAGAAGAAGTTGATGTTTTAGTTATGCATACTAATCCTAGAAATATAGGTTATATTTATGGGAACATAAAAAATTTTACAAAAAACGATAGATATCTTTCAGATGATCTAAAAACAGAAAATAATATTGGATATGACATTTTACAAAAATGTAAGCCTAGTAGATTTTATTGTGGTCACCACCACATGTCACAAATTGGGGAATTTGCTTTAGATAGTGGAAAAATTTGCAAATGGCACATTCTAGATATTCTTGAAATAAAACAGTTAAGATAAATATTTTGGTGATATCCCCAAATCAATCTTTTTTTTCTTTAGAAGACATACAAACCGCATTTGCTTCAGCAATTGATGAAATAAACATATATAGATTTGATGGCGAAAGACGAATAGTAGAAGAAGTTCCAGTTGCATTAACATCAAGTCCCCCTAGTAATCTATTATTAGATATAAGAAACGATAGTGGAACAATAAGACTTCCTGTTGTTTCTATTGTAAGATCTGGATGGTCGCGAGATCCTGCTAGAATAAAAAATAAAGACAATTATTCTAAATTAGTAGATAATAAATATGCTCAATCCGAGCCTATACCCATAAACATGAATTTCACAATTACAATTTTGTGTTTATATATGTGGGATTTAAATCAAATACAGCAAAAATTAGTTCAATATTTAAACCCACAAACTTATCAATTTATAAACGATCCGTTAACAAACGAATCAGTGAGTTTGGAAATAATATGGGGCGGATCTTGGACGGAAAATATTCCAACTGTTGTTCAAGAGGGCAGTGTAAACACAATATTACAGGCATCGACAAGTTTTACGGTAAAGGGATATTTGTGGTTGACTGATTTAGAATTCCAAGAAGTTGGAATAATTACAAAAATATCAAATACTTTGATGGCACCAAACGGAACGGTGCAGTGGAAACAATTGTTAAAAGGAAAACCTTTCGTTACAAAAGCACTAAATGCTGCGTTTATACAAAACAAAATAGGATACCAAAAACTCTGGGGGATGAACATGGACAAAGTAAAAGAAATTTATCTTTCCGGTGGACATCCTACAAATGGAATAGAATATAAATTATATTATCCAAATTCTTTTTTAAGAGAAGATTTAGATGTTTATTGTGATTATACTTCGCTTTCATCAGAATGTGTTATGATTTCTGGTATACCGATAACGTCATGGTCGTATAATTCTAATAGTATTACTTTTAATATTCCTCCAATGTCTGGTGGAAGTATTTTCGATATTGTATTAGCAAATGAAGCTGGATGTTGTGTTGTTACAGATTCCGTAAAAAGAACAGAATTACAAAATCCATTTTTATCTTCTGATCCTTTATATTCTACTTGGCTTAATTATCAACATCCTTATTCTGATGGATTTACTGTATTTTCTGTTACGGATACATGCACATTAACATCTAACAATTTGTGCGAATAAACTTCTTGACAATTTTAAATTACGTGCAATATTATCTTAATCCCAAATTCTCGTATTTTCTCCACGTTGAGAGACTCATATGAAAATCAACTCTAAATGGCTTCCACAAAATAAATTTACATTTCTTGTTAGTGGAGGAGTAGATAGTATCAGTGCTGCTCATTGGTTAAAATATAAATATCGATGTAAACAAGAATTTGATATTTTACATTTTAACCATGCATGTTCTTCTATCAATGATAAAATGGAAGAATCTGTAAAAAGATTTGCAGATTTTATCAATGTTCCTTGTAAGATCATCAAAAGAGATAAAGAACAATTCCCCGACGAAAGCGAAGGAGAACTTAGAAAATTTAGATTTTTTCATTTGACTAAAATTGGAGGAAACTATGTAACCGCACATCATGCGAACGATTGCGAAGAAAGTTATATTTTAAATTGTCTAAATGGTGTTCCGCAATATATCCCGATCAAGCCCTATTGGTGTGAAGACCCAATTGGGATTTATCATCCTTTTTTGCTAATCCAAAAAAAGAAATTAAACGAATATATGGAAAATGTGGAAGGTCTTAAAGATTATTTGTGCGAAGATCCAACAAATTCTGATCCAACTCATTGTAGGAGAAATTGGATCAGAAATGTAATTATTCCCGAATTGCGAAAACAAGGAATTGTTTTACATAACCATGTTAAAAAATATTATGTTTAGATTTTTCATCTAAACTTTACGTTGGAAGGTCTAGTATCCAAGTGAATAAATGTTGGATAAACCCCCCATCCTCCTACTATTTTCCCCTCATTTTTTAAATAAGAAATTACTTTTGTTAATTCTGAAAGACTTCCTTCTGCTGGACTACAATCTGCTGCCATTCCTTTCATATGAAAGGAATTAGATGCAGTTCCGTCTAAACAACTATTGTATTCTGGGCTTCTATAAACAGAATTTACAATGATTTTTTTCCCATATTTTTCTCGGACAATATCCCAATATTGAGCAACTTTTGCTATATTTTCTAAAAGATCATCAGGGGGCAATTTATTTTTATCTTTACATTTTCCGTATTCGTTTCCCCCTCCCAATGTTAAAAATTCTTTTGGTTGGAAATATTTTATATTGTATTTTGCAAAATACAATTTTAATTTTTCTTCTTTCTTAGAAAAAATGGTTTTTTCTTCTATTGGTTCTTTTTGTATTTGTGTATTTTCAAACACAAAATTTAATTTTTCGTAAATTTTTCTCAATATGAGAGCAACGCCAACTTGTTTAGAAACTGCATTTTTATCATAAACTCCGTCACTTGTAAATTTACCTAAACCAACACCGTAATTAGATCCACTCCATATATAAGGAGACAATTTGCCCATTTTTGCATAACCCCTTCCGTTATAATTCTCCGATCTAAATAGAATATCTTTAACTTCCCAATCTACCCATGTGTGCCACATTTTTATCTTTATGGCATCAATAGCAGATTCTTCCCAAGTATACCTATTTGATTCTCCTGTAGGGTCGTTTAGAGGTCTTCCCCTTGGTACACGGACAGTTCTGCCGGAAAGAGGATCACCGTTGTGTAAATGCTTATTAAAAGAAAAATCAGACTCTAAATAATGGATTATTCCTATGACATACCAAGGAACTTTTCCTAATTGACTGGAAACATTTACGTATTTTTCTTTATTTTGAAAAATAGTATCGGAAATGGTTTTTGCTTTTTGTTCCCAATCGCTATTAACATAATAGAAATCTAAAAAATGATTGGTATAACCATCGAATTTTTTTTCTATAAAAAGTTTATTTTTTTCTATAGGAACTTTTTCTACTAGTTCTACTTTAGATCCTTCTTCTACTATAACATTAGTTTTTGGTTTGTCAACTATATTCGTACTCAAATTTTGTTCTGATACGTTTATTTTTTTCTTTGAAATTTTAGAAAATATTAAAAAAAGTGCTAATATGCCTGCTGAAAAATTTACAAGATAATTTTTATTTTTTTCTTCCATATATCATTATTTAATATATTTATTATTTTCGTTTAAATGGTTTTCTTTTAGAAGCTGGATTGTTTTTCTTTAAGATATTATCAATATCTATTTGGTTTTTTAAACTATCTTTTTGATCTGATGCGAATTTTTCATTTTTATATGAATCGACATTTAAAATATTACCCAAATCTGAATTTTCTTCAGGAGCATTTGTTTCATACGAATTAGTAGATCTCTTGGCAGTCAAAGTCCATCTATACACAGAATTATACGGACCCTGAAAACCGTTTTCTAAAACATCTATTTTAGTTAAAATAACATATACTCTAGGAGATTGTAATTCTGGTCGAGTGCAATTTTCATCTGCAACTAAAAACCTATCTCCTTCCAATGGTGGTCTATCTTTTCCCCAAACCCGGTTCCATTGGTGAAACGATATTGTTAATGTCATATCAATATCAGTAAATCTACCAAATTGTAAAAATGCAGGATTTGCTCCTGTAGGATTAATCATAATTATCATTTCTTTTGGTCCTTCAAATTCTACATTTTGAGGTTCACCATAATAATTGTCTACTTCAGTTATATTTTTTCTTCCCCAATACCAAATTCTATTTCCATATTGATTTTCTACATCTTCATTTATCAAATCCAAAGTTTGGACTACCTGCCCCGGTATATCTTTACATTTTGGATTGTAAATTTTTGAAACATTGTCGTTTCCAATACTAGCAGAATCATTAATATCCATAGGCGGATTATTAATTTGTTCTATCTTAAATATTTCTGCAAGAGGATTAAACGGAATTATATCTTTTGGCGATCTCACAAATATATTTATTATTTTTGTACAAAACAAAAATATATTTTATTCATAAACTCATAAATGCTAATGGAGGACGTTTATCTGCTCCAGTCTGACTTACTAATTGTGTAAATAATGCATCTCTTTCTGCGTTTCCTTCAGTTATTAATTCCGTTCCTTGGATCGTGATTCCATTAGGAAGATTCACTCCTGAATATTTTGAACGTATTCTTCCTAAAATAATTTTAGACAGTGCAAGAGAATATGCACGAACCCAAGGTTCATTTATTAAATTTTTTATTGGTTGAGTTACATGCATTCTTGCAACATACCCTTTATTACTATTAAACGAAGAAAACGGTTCTGGAAAAACTCTTAAAAATTGTGTTTTCGGATTAAATTCGTATTGAACATATGTTAATTGATATTTCATTGTTTCCAATAAACTCATCATCAAACTGTGGTCGAATAAATTATATGCAACACTACCTCCTCCGGTTCTTCCGCCCATTGCATTAAAACCAAACACTTGGTTCATTATAACATATTCCACGCCAAAAATACCACCAATATATGCATTCAAACCACCAAATCCTCCATATGAGTTTGGCTCTACTTTTGATATACTTCTCACCTTTCTTCTATTTTGAAGATCGTGATCAAATATGGTTCCCGATACTTCAGTGCTTACCGTCCCGTAATTTTTTGTCACAGTAACTTTATCAAAAGACACTTCGTATTTTCTTTTGCACGGTGTTTCTGGTATACAATAATTTAATTCAAAATCAATACCCAATCCGGTATTTTTCCAATCATTTGTAATATTATTTTTTATATCATTAAAAATATCAGATCCTGAAATTACATTTTCTGAAGAAATTATATTTAAAAATTCATTGGAATAATGTGTTCCAGTTAATGACGGTATAACATGGCAACTACTAACAAATCTAACATTTGTTAAAAGTTCTCCTCCAGAATCCATTGCTGAATTACAAACAGTAAACATTGGAACTTTTGAACTATATTCATGATGTTGTAAAGGATATAAGGTTTGATTTAAACAAAAATTAGGCAAATCTGGAAATTCGATATGTGTTGCCGTATTTAGATTAAAGTTCCACCAAGAAGACAAAGGAATACAATTATTCGGACAAGGATCAAAAAAAGATTTATCTTTATACAAATATCCTTTGCCATTTTTTAAAACTAAATAAGCAGAAGTTTGTGCTATTGTAGTTGCAGGAACATTTTCAGACGAAAGGGGAATTATGTTGATGCTATTTGCATCACAAATATCGAAATTCCAAGGATTGTTTTTGTCAAATGAAAGAATTATATCATTTCCTTTTGGGTTTTTGGAAATATCAACAGGATTTCTTGGATCGTAGTTTGGATTGTTTGGATTGTTTGGATTTTTAGTATCTGTTTCGTCTCCATAACAAAAATCAAAAGGATTAAATCCTTTTGCAGAAATATATGCAAATCCAGTTCCTAAATTATTTTTCTCTATTTCAATGCTGGTAACTATTGACGATTGTGTAGTATATGTAATACATTGTTGAGAGTTTCCACAAAATTCTGGTATTTGTGTTAAATCAAAACCGCAATTTTTTTTATACCAGTTCGGCCAAAGAGCAATATATTCGGTAGTATAATGCGAAGAGTGTTTAGTAAAAATATCAAGTGCTTCGTCAATACACATTGCAATCTGAGAATTGCTCATTTCCACAGTGCTTTGTGGATATCCTAGCATATACTTTATATATAGTGCTACTTCAGAATAACTATTAAATCTAGAATCTAGATAAGCAGATCCCCCCCAATTGTTGGGAAGAACTTGAATATATTCCTCTGATCTTTGAGGAATTACGGCACTTGTTGAACATTCTGAACAGGAAGACATCAATAATATTTATTGCGATAATTAAAAATATTATTACTTTATCCCGTATACATTTTCTGGAACTATTCCTTTTTCTATAATTTTTGATATTTTATATTCTTTCCGTAAACCCGTTAATGCTTTATTTTGCAAACTGTCTAATCCTTTACTACTATCATAATCACAAAATATCGTTTTATAATTATTACTTCCATCTATTACTATTCTTAAAAGTGCCCAACCCATTTTTAAAAAATCTACAATTGTTAATTTTTCTGCTTTTTCATTTAAAGCATCTTTATGGAGTCCCTCTGGATTTATCTTTTTATAAATGTCGCGTCCCGCTTCTTGGTGTTGCATCATTCCTACTGGTCTTAGTTTTCCATCTGGCAAAAGCCAAAATCCCCACCATTGACTAGGTAAGACTTCTCTATCGTCTCTACCTTCTGGATAGTCGTTTTCGTCTTCATCGCGGTTTGTTCTCCAAATAATTCCAAGAAAAGTTTCACAATAATTATTAAATTTGTTCAACATATGTGTATTTATTAGATTATTAATATAAACTAATATAAATAATATCTATAATGGATAAAAAGTTTAATTTAGTTATTGATTTGAAACCTAGATTTTCTAGAGATGATTTTGAAATCATCACTGAACAATCAAATTCGTCTGAGCCGAGAATTTTAAAAATAAAAGGACCATACGCAGAATCATATGACGAAAGATCTATAGAATTAGGAAATGCCAAAGCAAATAGAAACGGTAGAATTTATAAAACTAACGAAGCTCGCGAACAAGTTAAATTGTACACTGAAAATTCCATAAATACAAAAACTTCTTATCAAGCACTAGAACACCCACCAACTACAGAAGTTTCATTAAAAACTGCATGTGCATATATTTTAAATTTAAGAGAAGAAGAAAATTCAAAAAGTGGATCTACTCTTTATATAGGAGAATCAAGAGTTTTAACCGAAACGCCAAAAGGCAAAATATTAAAAGGTATTATAAACGGGGGAGGGGGATTCGGTGTTAGCACCAGAGCATTAGGAAAAATAGACGAATCTTCTAGAGGAGCTATTGTAAGTGATTTTCAGTTAGTCGCTATGGATGTGGTGGCGAGTCCGTCATGTCATTCTGCCTTTGTTAAAGGAATCTTAGAATCAAAAGGCAGAATCCTAGAATTCGACGAGACTAGAGAAGTTATAAATGCATATAATGATTTAGAAAAAGCCTTGGAAAAACTTCCAAAAGATTCTAATGAAAAAACCCAATATTTGTTTGAATCTGTATTGAGATTTATAAATCAATTAGTCTAGATTATAATTTTCCATACAGCATATCCACAATCTTTAAAAACGCATCGTTTGGGCGTTTTTCGTCTAAGAGTTTTGAAGGAGGCAAATCTGTTTTTTTATATATTCGATTGTTTCGTATAAGTATAAATTATGAATAGTCTTCCGATGTTTGATAATTTTGTTGATGGTCTCATATTAAGAGAATCGATAGAAGATAAGAATAAATTAATATGTCTCCATACAATGCTCGTAGTTCTTCATTTTATGAAAAAGATAATAGCGAATTTAGAATAAATTTTTTAAAAAATATCGAAAAAACTAATGAAATATTGTTAAAGATTAAGGAAAATGAAATAATGAAAAAACGGTTAGAAGAAATCGTAAGAAATAGTCACTATATATTTGACAAAGATACCTATATATTTGACAAAGATGCCCTAAAAATCATAGAGGAAATTTTATCGGGAATCTCTCTGTTAGATATATTAAATAATTACCTAGACCCACAAAGAAATAAATTTAAATTATATGATACGAAAACTTTTCCTCGTATTACTGAGAATAAAGAAGTATGGATGGGCGGAAAGTGCTTAATGCTGAAATCAACAATAACAAATATCGAGTTATTTAACAAAGAAATTGGCTTATCCCCTAACCACTTTTTTAAAAACGTAATTTGAAATTTCGTTCACCGCATATTGTTTTATCGTTTCTTCATTTCGTGGGATTTGATATGCGTTTGATATCCGTTCGCTTGCACGATGACCTCCAAGCGTTTTAGCGAAAAATTCTAAATCTTCTAGGTCATAACTCAACATATTAAGTTCCTCAAGTTTGGTTATTGCTTGTTCTTTATCTCCTAATTAGTTTATAATTTCTTCTAGTTTGGCTTTGAATTTGTCAAAACCCCGGCCAAATTCTTTCTGCGTAGCTTATAAGATCGTGTAACTTTCATTAAAATTTCTATACCATTCCGAATATGCATGTCTACGAGAAGGACTATCAATATTTTCGTGGATATAATTCCATATCTTTTTGTTGATTTCGTTAATACGAGAAGCGGTTCCTTCAGTTATCATATCCATAGTCTGATATCCCAAATCTCTAGCATTAAACATATTAAATTTGGTTCCTTCTAACATTTTCTTTAAAAGGAAATTATATTGTTTTGTATAATATTTACTTCCGTTAAAATATTGATGTGCTTCTTTAACAAGAAGATCTAAATCTCTTTTAACAGTAGTTTCGTGATTAAATTGTTCCAAATAACTTTCTCGTAAGTAATCGTACATAGTATTATTTAGTATTTAGTATTTAGTGTTTTGTGTTTTTAATACTAAATAATAATATGAAAACATTTAGAGGAACCGCTCCTTTTGGCGATAATTACAAAATAAAAAATTCTAATAAAAATAATGAGATTTTTATGATGGAAAAATTTAACAATTACATTAATCAATTTTTATTAGAAATGCCAGATTTTTATATTAATCGTAAAAATAAAAAAGCATATTTCGATGACGAATCGGGGAAAAAAATAGCCCTCAAAGATTGCACACCAGAGATGTTACAAAAAAATATAGTTCTTTTTAGAATTGATGAGGACAGCGGTTTTTTTGCAAAAGGATATTCCCTTATCTATTTTATGAAAACAGAGGAATCCGCAAAAGAATTAAAAGAAGGAAAAATTCCGTATAAAATTGTCCCTAAAGGATCAAGAAATCCAATAACCGATGTTTGGAATAACGATAGAAAGGGACAAAAAAACATTTTAGGATTGATAGAAGGAAATATCACGGAAGATTTGTTTTATATTGATATGATTAGTGTTCGTGATAAATGGCAGAAAAACGATATAGGAAAAAATATGATTAAAAGCGTAATACAAAAATATCCAAAAGTAAAAAAAATAGAAACTTCTAGTAGAACTCCTGTAGGGAAAAAATTTTTCGATATGTTAAGTAAAGATGAAGAACTTAAAGATAAATTAGTAAATCCGAAGTCCAATCCAATAGTGTTGAGGGTATTTCCTGAACATCCTCATTAATAAGTTGAAGCAAATCTTCGTCTAAAGATTAAAATTTAAATAATGATATGTTAAAAAAATTCAACGATTATCTCAAGTCTTTTTTTAATAAATCTACATTTACAATATTAGATGAAAATGATACAATATTAGATGAAATTGAAATAAAAATAGAATTAAAAACAAATTTATATGGCACGTATTACCTCTATGATGGAGAAACTAAAAGAGGTAATTACATAATAGTAAAATTTTTACTAGATACACATAAAGAACCAGATACATATGAAATATTTACAATGATAAATGGTGCTTATAGATCTGTTGGTTCTAATGCATTAGAAAATTGTGAAGATAAGGAAGATAGAAAAGAAGAATTAAAAATTATAAGAAATACAAGAATAGAAATATTAAAACATTTCAGAACGAAATATAATCCTCAGTTTGTTATTTCAAAACCCGCTTTCCAAATGAGTGAAGAAGAAAGACGAGATTTTCTAAAAAGAGTCAATAATAATAAAACCGCAATTGCTGGAGCAGGTTTTGTAATAGAAGATAAACCGGAAAGTATCTTAGATGACTTAGAAAACGCGCATTTAATAAAAGCTCGCAATCCAAATTATAAAACACAAGTATAGCAAAGAAGATGATTTTTTATGTTAGCTCAGTGTTATATTTTTATTTATAGGTTTATCTAAATAACTATATGTTTGAAAAATTTAACAAATATTTTTATTCCATGTTAAATGAATCTGATGTTTCAACATTTGAAACACCAAATAAAATTAATATAGAAGTTACTAAAAAAACAGGTTCATGTGTTATATTTGGTAATGATAATAATAGAAAGGAAAATACTAAATTTGTATATAAGGGAAAAACTCGCAGAAGGAACCATGTACATATAGAATTTGAATTATATCCCGACGACAAGGAGTTGGATAAATATGAAATATCCACAAGAATAAATCACACTTTCTGGGCTATGGATGCAAATTTAAATGGATGCGAAGATAGGGAAGACAGAAAAGATGAATTAGAAATTATAAGAAATACAAGAATAGAAATATTGAAACATTTCAGAATGAATCACAATCCTCAGTTTGTTGTTTCTAGACCTTCTGTGTCACTCGATAAAAAAGATAATATTAATTTAAGAATCAATAATAATAAAATCGCAATTACTAGAGCAGGTTTTGTAATAGAAGACGAAGACAATACAGAAGAAATAAAAGCACGTAATCCAGATTATAATAAAGTCACGACAAAATAAAAAGTTCAAAATTATTAAAATTATTTTTTAATCTCGATAAATAAATATAATTATGCTTACAAAATTTAACAATTACTTAAATTCCATGTTAAACGAATCCAAAAAGAAGTGGAAAACAAAATGCGGAGGAAAAACAGTTAGTCATGGTCACAAAGATTATACAATCGCTCCCGGAACTTGTAAAGGCGTTAGATATTGTACTCGTAGTGCCGGAATAAAAGACAAAGGAAAATGCAGCCCTAATCAACTTTCCAGAAGAAAATGGAAATGTAATGGAAAGTGCAGTGGAGGGAAATGTCCAAGAGATTGCGGATACGGTAAGAAAAAATGAAAACATTTAAACTTCTTATAATATTAAATAATTATAATGATATCTTTTAAAAATTATCTAATAGAATCAAAAACAATAAAAGTTGGACGACAACGAAATGGTTCATATATTTCTACTGATAAATTAGAACCGCTAAAAGATTCAGATGTTATAACAGTATATCACGGTTTTAATAGAGTAAGTGATTTATTTGAATTCCTAGATTTTGGATTAACCGGAAAGGAAACAGCAAGAAGAATATATTCATATGAAGCTGATAACAACCCAAAAGGTTTATTCGTAAGTATAGATTTGGGAACGGTAAAAGAATTTGGAAATTATATAATAGAATTTAGCTCCAGAGTTTCTGATCTAGAGGCACCTGTTTGGCCGGAGGGCAATCATACCATCCAAGGTCAACCAGCACAATTCTTTTTTGGCGATGATCAAAAAAGAGAACATGAAAGATTAAGAATTAGAAATATTGCATCAAAAAGCAAATATGATTCTATTAAAAATAGCGATAGACCAGAGTTAGCACAATCTCTATATTTTTCGTCAGAATATCAAGCACTCTTTACAGGAGAACTAAACAACAATTCTATAAAAGCAATATGGGTTAACGACACTCCAAATAAATATGTGAACAGAGATACCAAATATACTAGATTGACACCAAAGCAATTTTTAAAACAATATTCCCATCTTAAACCGAAATCTTTAAATAAAAATAATTTTAGAGTTCTGAAACCAAGAGAAAAATTTGATTTTGATATTTTTATCGACAGACTACTCGCCAACCCAATAATTAAGTTGTCTAAAAAACAAGTGATAAATATTTTTAAAAATATGAACACTGAGAATATATTGAAATATGTATGGCCCAACCATTTAGACGATTTTCAAAAAGCTCTGGAGGAAGAAAAATGGAAACATTTAAACAATGGTTAAACGAAAGAGCATATCATGGTTCGGCAGTTCCATTTGATGAAAAAAAATTCGTTTATGACAAAATAGGTTCAGGTGAAGGCGCACAAGCATTTGGTTGGGGATTTTATTTTGCCGAAAATAAATCCGTTGCCGCTAGTTATATACAACAAGCACATAAAGAAGAATACAAATATAGAGAAGTAGCTGGTATAGAATGGTATGAATTTTTTAATATTTCTCAAGATTATCCTAAAATGATAATATGGGATTTTATTTTATTACACTGGAGCAAAGATCGTATTATAGATTATTTAAAAAAAGCAGGATTAACAGATGGAATAAAATATGTCGAATCTCTTCCAAACGAGTTGTTCGCTCCTCCCGCAGGAAAATTATATATCGTAGAAATCAAAGCAAATGAAGATGAATTTTTAAAATGGTTTGATCTTTTTGAGGATCAAACCAAATTTGTTAAAACAGTATTGTCTAGTTACAAAAATCAAATAGAAAGAGGAATGAATTATGTTACATCTAACATACATATTTTAGAAGAATCTAGTGGATTTGAAATATACAAAGGTATAAAAGAATCTTTTTCCATACCAAAAGAAAACGGAGGATTGTTAGAAGGGTATTGCCATAACAAACCCAAAGCTGCTTCTTTATTTTTATTAAAAAACGGTATCAAAGGAATAATTTATCCAGATGCAAACTCAAGACCGACTCAATCAAATCCCATCCCAAAAATAACAAGAAATGTAGTTATTTTCAATCCAGACGATGTTGAAATTGTTGGTGTAGAAAATGAAATATAATTAAATGTTCCACGTAGATTGAGTCCATGTGCTATTCATCCAATTTTTAAACTGGGCACCATTTCCCATTCTGCGTAAAAAAGCAAACCAATCAAAATAAAATTTATTCAATTCTTCGTCATTTTTAATAGATATTGTTGTTACTATATTACATGATTCGCACGGAACTGCTCTCCAGTCCTGACGCATAAAATCAAAAACAATAACAAGATTTTTTTGATACGGATCATATGGCAATTTTCCACTAGGAACGGTATAGTTTAAAAATTTTCTTCCCCAAGGCGAATCTAATAATTCTTTAGATCTGGTACATAACATTCTTCTTGTCCCGACATACCCCGGAGGAGGAGGTAAACGTCTAATAAAGTTTATCTCAAAAACATTAGTTCTAACCTGAGAATTAAATGAACCCCAACTTACCATTATAATATTATTTATAATTTACAAAATATTTTATAGTAAACTATGTTTATGATTTGTTAATTGTGATTTTTATGTTTTAAAATAGATAAATATAAAAAATGAAATCTTATTTGTATGAATATATAACAGAAGCGGCATCAAAACCTAAGATCGATTCCATAGACAATATAATAGAAACATTCAGAACAAGAAATAATTATTCTCACAATCATAATTTTCAAAGAGTTTTAAACGTATTATATAATTTACCTACTTTAAAAGATTATATTAATAGTTTAACAAACGAAAACTCGTTTAATAACTCTTTTGATACGATTTTATCGGACGATAAAGGATTACAGGATATGATAAATCATATAAAAAGCGAAGATTCTAAAATATGGAGTTTGATTCAAAATAAAGATACCATGAAAGGTTTATTGAAAAAATGTTATTTGTTTATATGGCAAAATAGAAACAGGTATGACGAAATGAAAGAACATTTCAGATCATGGGTAGATAAAAATAATAAAAGCAGAATAGATAAAAATAAAATAGTTACAACAAATCGTGAAATTGAAGTAATAGAAAATAATATAAATATTGGTTTAAATAGACAAGATGAAATTATAGCTGAAATAGCTAGAGTAAGATTAGAAATTGAACAATTAAAAACAAAAATTCCCGATTCTACTAATGACATTACAATTTCTGATGGATTGACAAGACAATTAAAGGAATTAACAGACCTATTAGAAAAAATAAAAAAGGAGAAATCAGATTTAGATGATGAAATACCAGAATTGCAAAATGAATTAGAAAAACTAAAAAAACAATTAGAAGAAAGAACTTCGACTTTTTTGAAAAAAGAAGTAAACCGTTATTGGTGGGGTCTTATTTTGCTTTTTATTTATGCTTTTGGTAAAAAAAGACCTGTGAACTATGAGGGTAAAGATAAACAAGAAATGTTTGAAGAACTTGATAATATTTTTACTAGAGAATATAAGGAAAGATATAAAGAATCAATTATTAAACATTTACGTACATGTAACGAAAAATTCTATGAAGAAGCTTATAGTGGTGATTTAGGAGTACGACTTAATATACTGGGTAATTATAAATTGCCAGATAAACCTAAAGATTTTTTCATTCAATTGTCAGCACTGTGGAATTTGATCGATGATTCTGATATTATATATCCAATATCAAAATTTTTAAATTTAAAAGAACATTATAAATATTATTTAGAAAACGATAATACTATTGTTCCTACATCTGAAACTCCTTCGACGATTACTGCAAAAACTTTAGATAAAGAAATCGAATTCGCAACAAAATTAAACCAAAAATATAATACTGATATAACTGGATTTGCCATTAAAAGAATAGTAAATGTTGTAAAATTCATGAATAATATTTTAAGTCCAGAAAATCAAATAGGAATGTTTCATGATGTTTCTGAAGACGGTAGTCATTTCAAATATATATATAACACTAGAATAAATCCAAGTTCTATTCCTATTATAACTGGTTCTTTTTCTTCGTCTTTATACAAACCAACTAAGAAAAGCTTTTTGGATAAAATTAATTATTTTTTCAAACCGAAAAAAGAAGACGATGCAATAAAATCAGAGATAACCGAAGAAATAGCAAAAGAAATATTTGCAGAGTTTAATTTACTAGATAAACCTGAAAATACGATAAAAGAATCAATAGGAAATATAAGCATTGGTTTAAAAGCAACAGATATGAAAGGTTTAAAACCAAATTTACAACTTGGTAAATTACTTTATAATTCAGATTTGTATGGTGATTTAAAAGTAGATATTCCTAAAAAATTAAATGACTTAGTTAAGAACAACCCAGTTTATGAAAAATATGCAAAAATAGCATCTTATTTTCTTAAACATATAGAACCAACCAAGGATGATTATAGCAATTTTGTAGATTTTTTAAAAGATTTAGCACAAGGTAAGGATTCGTATTATGTGAATAATGAATTTATAAATAAGGAAATTTTGCCAAAATATAAAGGGAAATTTTCTGAATTTCTTACAAAAATCGATGAATCAGATTTAAAAAGGAGAATGTCTTTAATTGTTAGTTCTATTTTAACTCAACAAAATAGCGATAAAATAATATATGATATTTCAAAAGAATTGGGTATTACGGGTATTTTATTAAAAAGAATGTTTTATAATTATATGTCAGAAAATCCTGTTCCTGAACAATTTGTAAAATCAAAACCCAAAACTTCAAATACATCTTTTAGTTTAGAATTAACAGATTTCAAATATGGGGGTAGATACAATAACAGACTAATTATACCGACAATAATAGGAGGAGACGATGGATATCACAAAATTGTAATAGCATTTGACAAAAAAAATGTTCCTTCTAGTAAAATTTATGAAAATAGAAAAGATTTTACATTTATATATGTCGGCGAACCGTCCGACTTTACCTCGGGTAGAGATATTTTAAATGAATACCTCCCCCAAACTAAAAATATAATAATGGTTTTTTATATCTCAGAATCTGGGACAGATAATTATTTTGCTAATTTTCTTCCGTATAAGCAGTCGAATCATGTTATTACATTAAACACAGAAAACGATAATAGTATATATATAGGGCAAAATTATCTCCAAAATAATTCTTATCAACCAAATATTAATAATTATAACAGTATTCACCCGCTTTATAGATTAGAAAATAATGACACCTTCAGAGTTACAGATCACAAATCGAGATCGCGTCCTGCGGCGAATAATATTTCATATGTAATTTCTACTAAAATAGAAAATAAACCCGTTTGATTTTTTTCGTTAAAATTTAAAAATTTAAAATACAACATATAAATAAATTAAAGAATATGAACCTTTTTGAAAATTATCAATTAACAGAATCTCAAAAGAAAGAATTGTTAGAAGCTTTTGAATCGCAAGTTTCCGCAAAAGTCAAACAACTTGAGGAAAGAAAACAAGAGGAAATAGATATTGCAGTTGATGCTGCACTAAAAGCTTTTGATGAAGACGTTACCAATAAAACCAAAAAGCTTTTAGAATCTCTTGATGATGATGTTTTGTCTAAAACTAAAATGTTGGTTAATCACATCATTAAAGATAAAACTCAAAAACTCAAAAAGGTTAAGACATTTTACGAATCTGAATTAAAGAAAAAAGCAAAACGCGATTTCGATACTATTGTTGAAAAATTAGATTCTTATTTGGAAACTATTTTAGTCGAAGAAATTCCGAATATTCACAAAAAGATAAACGAAGCTGCAAAAAATACCCATGCTGCCGAAACTCTTTCCAAATTACAAGAATCTTTAAAGGTTACTGTTATGCCGGAAGAAGTTAAGAAAGCAGTTAAAGAATCGCAAAATCTCAAAGCCAAAAACAAAGAACTCTTGTTGGAAAATGCAAGAGCAAAAGGTGCCAAGTATTTGGAAATGCGTATTAGCAATCTTCCCAGTGCATTACAAAAGCACATGAGAGTTGTTTGTAGTGACAGAAGCGAAAGTTTCATTAGAGAAAATTTTGACTTTTTAGTCAAGCAATTCCAAATAAGTGAAAGTAAAAAAGTCAAGAGTATTGGAGAAAGTCTTAGAAGAGGAAATACTTCTGGAAATTTTGGTATGATAAACGAAAATCAAAGTGTTCCCAAATCTCTTTCTAGGCCGAATCCAAGACAAACCAATAATGTTACAAGTGATCCTGTTGTTGATTTATTCGCAAAAGCATTAAAACAAAGTAAATATTAATATATGGAATGTTTTGATTTAGAAGACAAAATTAATAGGGTTATTTTAAACGAATCCGGGAATCAAATCCTTAATGCTTTAGGCGGTATGATTCGCAGAGGGGTGAATTCGGTTCTTGGTAGAGGCGAACAAAACCAAACTCAAAAAATAAGAGAACTATTTAATTATAAATTTGATCAAAGATCAAGAGAAGTCCTTGGATCGAAGTGGAAATTTTATAGTCCTAATACCCTCGGAGGCATTAAAATATACGATGTGTATCTTTTAACGCTTAATATATTTAACGATATAATAAACCAAATCAGAAGTGAGAAATTCGAAAATGCTATGAAACCAATAATGTCGGGAATCAAAAAAGAATATAAAAATGAAATTGACAGAGCACGAAAAAGAAAAGGGGGGACTCCGAAATATGATAGAGAATTTGAATATTCTGAGGATATGACAATCAACGAATTCAAGGAGAAAATTTTTAAGATTATCAATTTTAATTATAAAGGAATTTCTGATTCGGATGCAAATTTAACAGCAAATGACGATCCAGAATATAATCTCACCAGAGACTTAGCAGAAGAAAAAGAAAATTTTATAAAGATTTTGAAAATGTTTTCGTTATTAAAAGAAAAAAACAATTATATTAGTTATAGAAAAGCAATAAATAAAATTCTAGCCGTTAGTAAAAATAACGAAAAAATAATTGATATAATGAAACATATGTTTAGTGATTTTAGTAAAAAGCTTGACGGTAAAAAGCTTGACAAAATAATTGATATCGAAACAATTACTGCTTGGATGAGAAAGAATTATAATGTAACTATAATATATCCAGTTGGTTCTTGAAAATCAAGTTTATTAGTTTTAATCGATATCAATTTTTACGAAATAGTCCAACTATTATCTTGTAAAATAGGTTTATTTTGATTAGAAAGAATATCAAACCTCGGTATATTCCCAACATAAACTCCTTTAACTTTAATTGTTTGATTTGATGGTCCTCCATATATTTCATTATAAAATGTATCTATTGCGTTTCCAACATTATTTAACTGAATTCCGCATCCAACAAACATATCTGATAATCCTTCATATCTCTCGTTATTTTCTAAATAAAACTTTCTCAAATTTGTAAATTTCCAATTTGTTATATCTGGATTTATAGCAGGACTACCTTTAAACATTTCGTCAAAATATATACATGACGATAAATTCCAATTAGATACGTTTATATCAACTCCTAAAGTCATTTCAGAAAAACAAAGTTTTGCATTTAAAACAGATTTTGTGTTCCAGCTAGTAACAACTGGATGAAAACTGGTCGATTTGTAAAACATTCCCTCTATGCTCAATGCATTAGAAACATCCCAATTGGATACATCTATGTTTACATTTCCAGTTTCGGAAAACATATAATCAAAATTCTTTACTGACGAAAAGACCCAAGAATTCAAATTTACGTTCTGAGTATTTGTTTTAGAAAACATATATTTTACATTTTCTAATTTATATGTTTTCCATCCAGAAAGATTTATATTTGCACTTTGGTTTGATAAAAACATAGATTCCATTGTCGTAACATTCTCAACATTCCACGTAGAAATAACAGGAACAATATTAGAATATGAAAACATTGAACTCATGTCTTTCACGCCCGAAACATTCCAACTAGAAATAATTGGTGTTGCGTTTGATATATAATTTGAAAATGATTCTTTCATGCTTTTTGCATTTGTAACATTCCAAGAATTTATATCAACATTAGTAGTTCCAGTGTATCCATAAAATATCCCATCGAAAATTTCTATTCCACTAACACTTAATTGCGAAATATTAGACGGAACAGAATTACAATTCTTAAATAAATTTTTCAAACTCTTGACGCTTGTCGGTAAATTAGAATTTAATACTGTAATGCTTGCACCTTCAAAAGAAATAGAACTAAGTCCAGAATCACCCCATGCACTAACACCTGTAAAATAATTTTTATTATCTGAAGGAGTATTCGATAACCATCCCATTTCTCTTAAAACTCCACGGAATGTTACAGTGTAGTTTCCAGAACTCGTATAAACGTGTGTAGGGTTTTGATTTGGATAGATGTAGCTTGTTGTGCCATCACCCCAGTCAATTTGTCCTTCGATAGAAGGAAGGGTTCCTCTTGCGATTAAAGGCAGAGAAACCGGAACACCAGAAACAACATCCACTCTTAAATTTGTTGGACTTGTTAGTCTAACTTTTATATATGGATCTGGACTTTTTCCAATCCAATATCCGTTTGATTCATTTAAAACAGTTAATGGAAATCTGGATTTCATAAATTTTTTAATATCATCTAATCCAAATAAAATTTCTTTATATCCGTAATCTGTTTGAATTACAAAATCAGTGTATATTCCGTTGCTCCAATTAATAGCAGAAATTCCGCTATTTGCCGTAAAATAAACACTATTATGAGGAGTTGTCGTTGCAATAGATGTTAATACGTTACATTCTAAAAAGTATTTTTCTGGTTCAAATAACGAAGGACATTCTTCAAAAGGATATTCAACAAAAGTAGGAAAAGATGGACCAACATAAACAAATCCGTTTAATTTTGCTTTTTCAAATATTTGTTCTATTTTTATTTGAGGTATTTCGGAAACTTCTTCTATTTCTGGATACGGAAATGCTTCGCCCAACATAAAAACAACCATATCTCTAATATCCTGAGTTGCGCTAAATCTAAGTTTTTTAACCGTATTTTCACTCCAAGATCCTATTATGTTTCCTCTGGTATTTTTATATGGTGAATTTATACTCAAATTACCATCGTTTGAATATGAAAGAGTGTGTATTGTTCTCGGTTCAGTATCGTCTGGACTTTTTACACAAGGTATTATTTTTCCCACACATTCTAATTTATATACATAATTATTATATTCGCTTCCGCTTAATGTTTCAAATTTCTTTTTAGATTTGTTCCATTTTACAACTCTGTTATCTCCCGGCGAATTCCATTGTCTCGTTTCTATTGGTTTTCCGTTATCATAACCTTTTAATCTACACCATTGTTTTATAGATTCGCCATCATTTGCTAAATTAGTTCCTTGTTTATAACCATCTTTGGAATTTGTAGGAAAAAATTTCTCTTTTTTGGTTTTATCTACAACTCTTTTACATATTAATTTTTGTTCTTCTGGTTTTCCGAAATTGTCAATTATATTAAAATCTAATATAGATGCAGTTCCTCCACTAACCGTTATTTTCATATTTTGCCATGCGGCAACATTTTCAATTGCAAAAAATACTTTATTTGCCGGAACAGGAACATCAAATTCTATTTCTATCCATGAATCTCTGTATATATTTTTTGCTTTTGATGATTTGGATTCAAAGCTATCAGGACCATTGTCAGGAGCAATAATAACTTGTCCTTCAAACCCCCCAAAAAGATTTGAATCAGAAAATAAACTTTCTGTTTTTTGAACATCCAAATATCTTTTTTTAACTGTTGTATTATATGCGGTGATTTTCTTTTTTGGATTTTCGTAAAATGAATATGATATTTTATAAGGAACACCTGTTGACATTTTCCCAGAACCCAACGGAAATCCGTTTACTCTAACAGGACGTGGATCTCTTTCCACGGTTTCTTCTCTCGTATATGTTATAGACGTGACCGTTCTACTATCGCATAAATTTCCTTCTAGATAACCAATAGGAGGAATAGAAAAATGAGTTGTATCGTCTGTTATAACAGTTGTATCTATTCTTTGTAATTGAGGGAAAGCATTTTTCGGTAAACATCTTCCGTCTGATGCCAAAACCCATCCATCATGATCTTCAGATTGCAATGAATATTTTATTGCTCCTATATTATTCATGGAATATAAAGCCGATTCTATTTTTATGAAATTTTTATTTATTTGGACTTCGCTTCCTCCTATGTATTCTTGTTTACTTATTTGGAAAACTATAGGATTAAACAAATCTGGAAGACATGGTTTTTTCATTATAAAAATATTTATCATATAAATATTTTACAAGATGGAATTAAATTTTGACGAATACTCCGAAGAAAACATTTTAACAAAAGATAATTTAAAATTTGTAGATATTGATAAACAGTTTAAATTGAAAAATGATAATAGTGATTTAAGAATTTCAGACGGATTGGATAGTATAAAACAATCTATAATTAATTTAATGTTTACTCAAAGAGGAAGTATGAACGTACTTCAAAATGTTGGTTCCAACTTAATAAGTTATTTGGGTTTACCAATTTCAGAAAAAACTGCTTATTCTATAGGAGAAGATATAACTAGAACACTAAAGGCCAATGAACCAAGAATAAACAATATAAAAGTAAATATGGTTTTATTAAAAAACGGATATAAAGTATATATTACTTTTGATGCTCCGGGTATGAATTTGTATAATCAATTAATTACAACTAACGTACAAGTTTGAATTTACAAAGGACTCAAATGACCTTCACAATCTAATATGCGTTCTTCCAAATCATATGGAATATAACATTTTGATTTTGGAGGAGGTTCAAAGCTAACAACTGGATTTCCTATATATAGGAAAGAATTCATTGTTTTTACTTCTCCTCTAACAGTTATTTGTCTGGGAGATATTGTTGGCAATCTAAAAGTAATCGGATTTAACAAACATATTTTATTATCTTTAACTAAACATTCTAATTGAGGATACATATCTCTAGGCAAATCTCTTTCGGTGTTAACTATTTTCCAACCATCGTGATCTTCATCGATCAATGAACTTTTAAAATCTCCAACTCTATGAAAAGTGTTTAATTTTGTTTCTATATTACAAAAATTTAAATTCATTTTTGTAAATGCATCTCCCAAGTATTCATTCTCGGAAATAACATGAATCAAAGGAACTAAAGGTATACATGATAATGCTTCTGACATTATATTTATTTATATTGCGGAAATGGTTAATGTTATCGTTTTGCCCAATTCATAAGAATTTGACCTTTTGGAATCCAAGCAAAAATCCGTACTTACTATATTTTGGTTAGGTATATATCTTAAAGAAATATCATTGCTCCCTGAAACTGTATTATATTTGCTGGGATATATCCAAACACTTGCATAGTGCTTAGAAGATAAATCCCAAACACGAAGACTTGAATTATAATTTAATATCCAATTTGTGTTTTCATATACGCAATTTTTTCCTATAGTGGAATTAAAATCGGTATATTTTATAGGGAATAAACTTTCAAAATTTTTAGCAGTATTTCTTGTTAACAACAATCTCTTCCAACACGCAAAAATATTATTATTACTTGTAAAAACAACATCAGATTGTGTTTGGTTTAAAAAATATCCAGACATTGGATGGGACAAATTATTTCCGAAATTTTCAATTAAAACATCATTTAGATAATATCTCCATCTGTCTCGATACCATGTCAGAACATGTCCAGAAAGAGAATTATAACTATTCAAAATATTATTCCAATATAATGTTACCGGACTTTCTTTAGGTCTACTAATAACAACACTTGAAAAATTTGGAGTATAAACATTCACCAAACTGTCTATAGCAGAAACTCCGGTGCAACTAGGAGGTAAAATATTTGTCCATTTTATTCCAGAAAAACAATCAACATCGCAAAGTTCATAAACATCACCCCAAGTTGCACAGCTTGCAGAAGGTGTGTCAAATAAACAGTTAAATGCATTCCAAGTTCTAAAACATTCATTTGTAATATATTCTTCTCCTGATTGACAAAAATAATTCAGAGAAAATTTATTTCTAACTGGATTCAATTCTCTCAAAGTTATTGGATATACATCAGAAGAAATTTCCAAAGGTCTGTTTGTTTTTAATTCTTTTATTTTTCTACAACCAAAAAATGAAGGCGTATACCCAATATTGGCACTTGTTTGGAAATTATAAAAATCTATCATTTTTTCAAACTCGTCATAAAATATTCTCCAAGGACGAGCAACAACTTCCCAAACAAAAGGATCGTTTTCTCCAAAATATAAAACATCTTCTATTTCTTCTTTAAAGTCGTATATAGAAGGTATTGTTATAACAGAAAGTATAGAATCATATTCATATGAATAATCGCCCACAAATATCGATGTAATGCTATTTGTTAAACAAGCAATATCATCATACATTTTATTTAAACTGCTGTTGTAGGGTATCCACGATGGGTTTAATTCATCATCTCCGATATATGCAGCAGAAGGGACGATTGCACTGCATTGATTTTCTATTAGTGCTGATAATTTATAAGAATAATCTAAATAACTAACAATATTATTATCTCTACCTAATACTACAACATCTGCTTGATTTTTATATAAATCAACTATTCCGTTATTGTCGAGATTTCTTAAATAACTTATAAATAACCCGTCTTGGGTATATCTAGCAGCAAGTCCGCTTTCTGAAACAATATATAAAAACCCATCTTGATATGAATCGTTTCTTATAGATTTTAATATGAATTTTTCAGGTATGTATATTATTTTAAAGTTTTTTATACAACATATTTCAAATCTATAAATTTTATTAGATTCTGAACTTCCTACAAAAATATAATTATTATTTATTGCGATTGTTGTTGGTCTTGATGGAAATGCCACTCTACATCTAAATTGAAAATCATGATTATATATTTTTAAATTTTTATTTTCTGTATCTGCAACAAAAATATATTCGGAGTTTGACGCAATTGCTTGTGGATTGTAAAACTTATTCTTTTCAGAAGGACCACCAAAACCACCAAAATAACCTTTGAAATTCAATGAAGGATATTCCCACGAAAGAACATAATTTCCTTCTAGAGCAAATAATTTATATTCGTTTATTGTAAAATCTTTTAATTCATAAAAATCATCTAATGCGGATTTAGTAATAATTTGTTCTATTTTGCCTTTTTCAAATCCTGTTCCACTAGAAGAAATGACATTTAATGTATTTTCTCCTAGTGCATATAAAATATCGTCAACAACTTCTATTTTCTTTATGTTTTTTATTGTTATCCATTTATATCTTTCTATTCCGGGAAATATAGAATTCCATATATAAGATTGATTTTTAATATAAATTAAATTTTCGTAAAACTTATCGACTAATTCGTTCCAATCTTTATTATTGAAAAAAATATTTGGTTTGGGATCGAAATCTTTGTGTTTCAATTCCAAAGGATTAAATACGTTTCTTATTATTGAAGAATCATAATTCTGTACAGAAACTGGAACACTAGATAATAAAAAATTATTCATTAATTTTATTTATTGGTCTATTTTACATTTGTAAAAAGGAATATGTTCCTTTTTGATTTTCGTCTAAATATCCCAATAAATCTTCATCCAATATACTCGACGAAAGCGCAGAATATGCATCGTTGTCGAATTTTTTATAAACTAAAACATCGTCTGTGTTCAAAACAATACCAGATGGTTGATTTGTTGCTAAATTTACCCATAAACTGGAATTTGCATAGTTTAAAAACCATGCTGATTGCTGTTTCGTTTTGTTAATAATAATATCCGAATTTCCAGAAAACGAACCATTTGTTGCATTTAAAAATTCAACATTATTTATGTTCTCTTCTTTAAAATAATCATACCATTTAAATTCTATATTTTCTTTTATTTCTGTTGGATATGCAGATAAAGAAAATATTAAAGATATATTTTCATGATCATTGTTAAATTTTATATATTGTTTTTCTCCTACAATTCCGTTTAGATTTTCGTTACACTTTAAAGGAATTATATTGTAATCTATAGATGAACATGTTGATGTTCCAACAGGAACGGTTATCCAATATTGTGTTTTTGCAAATTTTGTATTTTCTGGTAAAATTTCGCCTTTTTTGTATATATTTTTGATATTTTTAAAAATTGTGCTTGAATTGTTTATTGCAGATGTTAAAAAATTAAAAGAATTTGAAAAATAACAATAATCAATAATGTGATTTTTTAAAATATTCCACCATTCGTCTGTTGAAAAATTAGAATTTACATATGTTGGTTTTAAAACAGTGTTTTGTGTGTTTTTTATTGATTGATAATAACTAAAACAGTTGCTGGAAACTTCTTGTTGACTTGTTGAATAACAATGTGAAATAAAATTATAGTTATTAGTTAAAAACAAGTGTTGAGATTTCCCGATTACACAATCTAATAAATTATATGCCCCTATTGCACTCACTAATGTAGCACCAGAAGAAACAAATAAGTTTTTAAAATATAAATTATTGGATTCTTTGTAAATTATATAGTTTTCTATTAATAACATTTAAATTATTTATATTGTTATAATTTCGTTGTTTTTGTCTAAACAAGTCAAAACATCATTAGAGTATTGAAATGCGGAAATTTCTAAAGTTTTGTTTAAAAACAAAGAATTTCTCTTGTATGTGAGAGCAGAAACGGAATAATTGTTTATAAAACAAATATGTTTACCGGAAGAAATATAAAATTCACCTTCAAAATTTCCAGAAACAGACGATAAACTAGTAGAATTTATTTTTTGCAACCAAAGATTTTTATAATTTCCGTTTTTATAACAATTCCATATGTTTCCGTCTATATCGCTAATAACTTTTTCCAGTGTTCCTGTTGGGAGATTGGTATTATTAAGACAATCGGGATTAAAAGGGAATTCTTTATATTTTGATGAATATGGGATAAACCTAGATTCTGAATAAATTACTTCTCCGTTTATTCCTTGCCAATAACTAGGATAAAAATTGACAACTTTATAATTATCAGAAGTGTATAATTTTGGATCAGGTATTATTTCCGACATATTCAATAGTTATATCCTTTCCTCTTAAAATATCTTGGGTTGTTCTTTCTGGCGTTAACACTCCTAAAGATTTTTTTGTTTTTGTTTTTTGATTTTTGCTCATTATTTTGAATTTTGCTTCATAAATATTTTTTGCATTTCTCCAAGGATAGTTTGGTTTAACATATAAATCTAAAATTGGAGTGTTTTTCTGTAATGCAGATTCTGATGTTAATACAACTGTCCATGTAAAAGGTTTTTTTGCACAATAAACAACTTCTGACCAAAATCCGCAATTGTGGCGACTTTCCAATACCATATCAGAAGATGCTGTTGTTGCAGAAAACATTATAAATTTATTTTCTGATGGAGGACTCCAAACACTAGGGTGTTTTAATTCGGATTTTTGATTTGTTGTGTTTTCCCATGTATTCATAGAATAATCCGAAATATCAATTTTCATCCAAACCGGGGGTTTATTTTCATTTATTCTCATTTTTATATCTTCATTCCAAACAAATGGAACATTTCCCTGATATTGATAAGAAAAATATGAATCATATTCTAAAACAAGATTACTTGGAACTGGTAATGTAGAAACTATATATTCGTCATATTCATTGATGGAAGTTTGACCGTCCATGCAATATTCTATTGGATCTAGTGCCCAATATGGTCTAGGATTATAATTTGTTAAATCAGTTGACCATAAAAAGCTGGGTGCTTTATGATATATGAATGAACTTATTACATCTGACTCTACAGAAACAGAAGAATATTCTGTTTCTTTTATTAAAATATTTGAAACTAATTGACTGCCGATTCCTCCTAAAGAAGAAATAGGAACAAGTTCAACAGAACTTGTCGAAGAAACATTAAAAGATGTAACATTTCTACTTGACAATTTAGTACATGTAAATTCATATTCTGGCTTGTGGTTATAAACAATATAATCTGTCGATCTTAATATCATATCAGAAGGAACACCTGCATCTATAAACTGTCCATCAACATATATTGCTTTTGCCCATATTGGAGTATTTCTATTAACATAACCGCAAACAGAATCTTCCACAGATCTATTCAATATTAATGGAGGAGTAGTTCCACATGAATTTATATCAGTTCTTCTATATACATAAACTTCTCCTTCTTTTAAATAAAACACATCTCCGTTTCCAGTTCTCCAATTACCTCTTCCCCATCCAATTGTTGGTTCGATTCCACTATATTCAAAATATGCTATTTGATCGGAATCATTCCAAGGTTTGCCATTTCTATCTCTCCATGATTCTGGAGAAAAACTTCTAACTTCATTAAATCCGCTCAATGGATCTAAGTAAATTATGTCTGTAAATTTCCAAAATTTTATAAAACTTTCAGAATGTCCACAAGGGGAAAACCAAGTTGCTTTACATTTACATTTTTTTGCTTGATCATAATCAAGATTTTTTGTTCTATCGCTATTTTTTAAATAATCGATGTGTTCTAATTTTAAATAAGGGCACCAAGGATCATGATCTAAACCATAAAAAACTTTATTTAAAGTCAAACCATCACCTCCAGTCATATGAAACACAAATCTAGTTTCAAGTCCCGGTGTAAAAACAGAATAAAGAGAAGATTGATGCGAACTATTATTAGAACAAACACCAACACTAATTGGACTTCCAGATAACCATGCAGCTTCATTTACCGATCCACAAAATCCGCTTTTTTTGAAAATCATATCTGCTTTTGTAATATCTAAACTAGCAACTGCTCCTGCCATGTCCATTGCTACATTTATTTCGGATAATTTAATTGGAGAACACTGATCAATGTTCATTTGGAAATTTGGTTTTGTTACATTGTCGCTTGCTTCTTGACTTATTCTTGATATTGGAAAATAAATTTTATTTTCACCTTCTGATACTGGAATTTGCGTTAAATCAAAATCATATAAAAAGCTAGTTTGTTGTTCTCCATTGTATATTCCATCGGGGTTTCCGTCCCGAACAGTTGGTCTATAGTAAATTCTGTCTGCATCTTTGCTGTGCTTTGATGCTATTGCTCCACTATCAATTAATTTTGTTTGGTGAATATCAATCGAATCACAACTAGAATTTAAAGGAAAATTGTTCCAATATAATTTTGTTAATTCTTCTCTTAAATTTTGTGTATTTTCAGTATACCAAACATCTTTAGAAACATTTTCCAAAGAATGTCCAGTCCACCCCAAATCAATACTAGAAAGACCTTTTCCGGGAAACGGAAATCTAAAAGTAGTTTGTCCCGGAATTATTCGGGAAAGCATTTTTACATCCCGTGGTTCATTATTAAACGATTTTAACCATGCTCCTTCTAATTTATATCCTTGACGTTGCCAAATTACATCTGAAACATCAATAGAACTTCCTGCTGTTGCTGATAAAAGTAATTCTTTTGATTGATTCAAATCAATAGAATAATTCGTATCTAAAGCATCAGCAAAAACTTCACCAGATAACAAGTGAAAAAAATTATATCCTTCTGATAAATTTATTTTATAAGTTGTGATATTAGAAGATACTTCTGGATATATTACTCTGTATAAATCTGCTCCTAGATATTTTTCATTTAATGAAAAATTAATATCTGCCGGATCTTCAATTTCAAATTCTTCCATTAATATATTTAAATGCTGTGAATATCATTCCATACATTTTCCAAATTTATATTTAATTGATTTGCTATTAAACCTACCAATGGATGATCAAATGGTATTTCTGTAACATTTTCCCATCGTAAAAGAGCTTCTTGTTTTTCCAATTCTTGTTGACTTGTGAGATTTTCGCCATACATATTTTCATAAATTTGAACAATAGTATTTGAAATGTCTTGAGAAGTTATTCCGTTTCTCAGCAACCATATTTTTACTTTCCAAGAAGGAGCATTATCGTAATTAATAATATTTTTTGAAAAATAAGTATATCCTAAAGAAAGTGCATCTGATTCTAACATCATACTTCCATCTTCAGGAGCAATCCAATCGTCTTTTCCTACACTTACGTTTATTATTTTTTCGTTTTGAATATGTGCTATCCTTTTCATTTTATTTTATAGATAAGTTATAATAAGTGCATACCCGGGCGAACCATTGCCGCCTGCGTTGGTAATACCAGTGTCATTTGTTATTCCGCCACCTCCGCCACCTCCGGCTCCGAATCCACCACCGTTCCCTCCTACGCCTCCGTTCCCACCGCCACCGCCACCGCCAGTCCCCACCCCTCGCCCCGAATTCCCTGCGCCTCCGTTCCCTGCCACTGCTCCGGCTGCTCCGCCAGAAATCGTGCCAATAGTGTTAGACCCCACCGTGCCCCCTAAGCCTCCAGTTGAAGAAACATTCGCGCTTGTAATGCCTCCACCCGCGCCGCCACCGCTCGGTAGCGACCCAGCCGTTCCAGTTCCCCCTGCCCCAGTGCCTCCAGCCGCGCTTGCTGCGCCGCCACTAGAGCCATTGGACGTAGTGCCACCAAACAAATTACCACTGCTAGTTCCACCTCCGGCAGTGCCGCTACTGCTTGTCCCAGCTCCTCCTCCGTTTCCGCCCGAAGCTATCCCTCCACCAAATGTAGTCTCTCCTCCGGCGGTTCCGGCATTTCCGTTAGTGCTATTAGTCGCCTGCGTCGCCCCCCCAGACCCTCCAGATCCAATAGTTACAGATTCCGTTGAACCCAAATCAGTAGTAAGCGTCCAAAACTCGACAACGCACCCACCCGCGCCGCCACCGCCGCCACACCGAACAGTGCTAGTAGCACCCTTGCGTCCACTGCCACCGCCACCGCCGCCTCCAACCAACCGGACGAACACCCGCTTTGCGGAGCTTGGCGATGGATTAGTCCAAGTGTCGTTGACGGTGTAAAGGCGAATGTCTACTGTTGACGCTGTACCGGGAGGCGCGGCCCATGTCCCATCGGCCCGGAGAAAATTGGTCGTGCCGCCGCCGAGTTTGGGAAGCAGACCGTGATAAGACGTAGTAGCGTCTAAGTCTGTGTTGTTTGTTCCGGGGTCAAGTTGGTCTATTAGTACACCGAATAACCTCGGTTTTACTGTCCATCCTGCATTGCGGAAATTAGTAGGTTGGCTCCACGGATAAAGATCATATCCACCAGTGATCGTGACGTTTTCTGAATTTTCTGGATCATTGTTCGAAAAATTGAGTTTCCATGCGCCATCTTTGTAAACTCGAATGCTTTCATAGTTGTTTAATTCTAAATACCAATCCTGCTGAGAATAGCGGTATGGCAACTCATAACCTTGCACATTCAAATATGGCATACTGTCGTTCAGAAAATGCTTGTGGTTGCCTTCCGCAAACTGTCCTACTGCCGTGCCAAACGCACCAGTTTCAAGTATACCAGATGCTCCGGTTTTTATCGGTAAACCGGAAGTATTTCCAATAGTTCCAGAAGATGTTATATTACCATGAGTATGCGACGATGCTGCTTTTCCATCTAATTCGGTTTGAAGATTAGCAATACTACTAATATTATGAGTATGAACTATCGAAGCATATAAACTATCGTGATTATGACTCGTTAATGATCTATTGTTTAATTCAGTTTGAAGATTAGTAATACTACTAATATTGTGTGTATGAACTAATTGAGCATATAAACTATCATGATTATGTGAAGTTAATGATCTATTATTTAATTCGGTTTGAAGATTGGTAATACTACTAATATCGTGTGTATGTGACGATGCAGCTTTTCCATCTAAAGTAGTTTGAAGATTGGTAATACTACTAATATCGTGTGTATGTGACGATGCAGCTTTTCCATCTAAAGTAGTTTGAAGATTGGTAATACTACTAATATCGTGTGTATGAACTATAGGTGCATAGTCACCTGAAAGTTGTAAACTGCTCAATGTTGATTGTAAATTTATTATACTAGATATTGGATGCATGTGAGATATAGGTGCATATATCCCGTCATGATTATGGCTTGAAGGATTAAATGTTGATGGTTTATTTTTTATCTTATCCCATTCTACTATTCCTCTAATTGGTTTTTCAACTGGGGAACTAGTTGGTTTTGGTATATTTTGTTCAATCGAAAAAGATTCTTCTTCTAAAGGAGATATTTCTTTAGGCACTGAAGAAATTTCATTCAACCATTCTTCAAAATTATCTGACATTAATTTTATTTATAGTTTGTATAAAATATAATGTTTTATTTTTTACAGAAAGTATAAATAAATTTAGCGGAATATGTATCTTGAAGCAGTAGTTGTTTGTGTGAATTATAGTGACTTTTTGGCGCACACGTTGCCAATGAATAGATCGATGTTTGATAACATGGTAGTCGTAACCGACAAAGAGGATTTAAAAACTAAAAAACTTTGCGAATTTTATAATGTAAAGTGTATACAAACTGATGTTTTTTATAAAGATAAAAATCCTTTTAATAAAGGAGCAGCAATAAACGAAGGATTGAAACATTTAAGCAAAAAAGGATGGGTTTTGCATATGGATGCAGATATTTGGTTGCCCCCATTAACAAGAAATATTTTAGAAAATCTCCCTTTAGACGAAAATAAAATTTATGGATGTGATAGATATATGTGTAATTCGTATGAAAAATGGATGAATTATATTTCTAATCCCCAACCAATACAGGAAGGTTGGGTTTATATACACACAAATCAATTTCCAATTGGAGTTAGATTAGCAGAATACCATCACAAAAAAGGTGGGTGGGAACCAATAGGATTTTGGCAATTGTGGAATCCAAAAACTTCTGGCGTTATGGAATATCCAACTGAACACGGATCGTGTGACAGAACAGATGTTTTACATGCTAAAAAATTCACAAGATCTCAAAGAGAATTTTTACCAGAAATAATAGTTATACATTTGGATAGTTCAGAAACATCTTCTGAAAATATGGGAACAAATTGGAAGGGAAGAAAAACGCCAATTTTTGGACCAAGTATAAATATAGAAAAGTTAAATAAAATAAAAAAAGTATTTTTCTTAAAAAGGATAATTATTACTATGTTCAAACTCCCCGGATATAAAGAAATAAAAGAAACGCAAAAGTTAAAACGTAAAAGAAAAATATTACGTAAAATAGAAGAATTGAATAAAAAATTATCAAAACTAGTCGAAGATTTGTCAGATTCTTGATGCATTTTGTTTTATATTAAATATAAAACAAAATGTAATATTTAATAGTGTTATTTTATTAAATATTATATATGAATAAAAAAGAAATTGAAACTAAAACAACTTCTAAAAATAATAAAAACTTTTTTGATTTCTTTTCAAATTCT